ATCGTCGGAAAGCGCACTGTGCAAAGTGGTTCTACCGGGAATGAAGCAGGTTATTCGTACTTCGTTCCGGAACCGGGAACTGCTCAGACCGTCTATCTTGTAGCTCACAGCCTGCACCGCAAGCCCTTCATGGTCTTTCCTGACCAGATTGAACCCGTTGACCTCTTGGACATCTGATGCTTTGGACACTTGACACACCTGAGGACTGGGCTTCTTATCAAGATAGCATGGAAGACCTCAGCCCCGGCTTCTGGGACCGCTGGCGTCCACGCATCCTTACGGTTCCGGCAACAAGATTTGTGCCCTTTAAGCGCTATCAGTTCGGCTACCAGATGCGTAGTGAGGGAAATGTAGTTGGTCACTGCCGTCATCACCGTGCGCATTGGACCATTGAGGGCGCTCAGAAGTGCCGTGACCGCTTTCTTGCCGGTGAGCCTGACACGCAGTGGAATAAGCTTCCGCTCATGCGTGTAGAGCACATCTAACTCACAGCTAAAGTGCTTGACTCTTGAGAGTCACGAGCCTATAGTAAAAGTACAGACTCTCAAGAAATCGGAGAAACCCCATGACCACTGACCTTGCAACACTCCCCCTGCGCAACCTCAAGAACATGCATGCGCATGCCGAGAAGCAGTTGACCCACTGGCGCACCGAGACCGCCACGGCCCTGTCCGCTCTCCTCCTTGCGAACGAGAACAAGGAGCACTGGGAGAACGAAATCAAGGCTCAGGAGGCCGAACTCATCGAGCGTGGTGAGTTTGAGGCCCTGGTGACCGACGAGCCTGAGGACTCGGATGACGAAAACCTCGAAGAGGAGTCTTTCGTCCACGTTGAGGGCATCAAGTCCGACAACCCCCCGTTCTGAAAGAACCCCCAGATGTAGGCCTAGCGTGTATGCGTTAGGCCTACATTTTTACCCCCCAAAAAGGAGAAATCGCTATGACTAAGAAGGTTCCCGGCTGGGTTGACCAGGCCTTGAATGAATTCGATGGTACAACCCCGCGTGAGGAGGATGTGTGGTTCAAGTCTGACTCTGCGGAGTGGAGTTCGGTAACTGCAATCATCTATCCTCCCATTGCCAAGGTCTACTACGTGGTGGACGAACTTCTCCCTGACCATCCGGAGTCGGTGAACGGCTGGCGGGAGTGCGCAGGCGAGCACCTTCTTGAGGAGTTCGCGTTCAACGCCGCGCGCAAGCGTGCGTACAACAACCAGAACCCCTGCCGCATCCGGAAGGTTGTGTGGGATGGATAAGTACAAGAAGCTCGCTCCCCGCGACAAGTACCGCTATAAGCCGCAGAAAAACACGTGCTGTCACTCCCGTGTGGGAATGGCCAAGAAACTCTACGAGAGCGCCGCAGAAGCCGCTAGCACGGGCCTTGTGCCATATGAGTGTCGTGTGCATAAGGGCAAGTGGCACGCCAAAACGAAGAGAACTTGACACTCTCAAGTTTCCTTGACACATAGGTAGTATTAAGGTATAACTGAGATATGGCAAATATGTGGCAAAACTACAGCCAAGTGATACGAGGTCTTGAAGGGACCATCGTCACCGAAAACGGTTTCGTTCTCTTCACGGCAGACAGAGCGGTTCTCAGCGTGGAGGCTGAGGAACCGCAATTTGTCCACCACAGCTTCTATTACGACTACACCACTCCCCAGTGGACCGTCAGTTTGAACGTTCAAAAGGACGACCTGGGAAATTATTTCAAGTTGAGGGAATTGAAATGATTCTTGATGATCGACACATCGCATACCTGTTTCTGGTAGAGGCAGGACTTATCCAACTCTGGTGGGCACCAAGGAAGGTGCACAGCCGTTACGTCAACTCTGACTGGTCAAACGGCAAGCAGGAAGTAGACCAGACCGTGGCCGCGCAGATGAAGGCGCTGGGCATGACACACGTAGTAACCAGGGCAGGCACCGGCAAGCAGATTCTCGAATTGACCGAGAAGGGCCGTCACACACTCGATGAGGAGAGGGAGGCGTACAAGCTGGTGGAGGACTAAGGCCATGCACAGGGACATTATGGGATAATAGACCTATGACCGATGAGAAGCGCAAGCCCGGACGCCCCCGGCTGTATACACCTGAAGAGGCGGCTGAGCGGCGTCGTGAGGCCAATAGGACCCGCGCCCGTCAGAGGCGTTCTGAGGACCCAGAATACTCCCGCAAGCAGTATGCCGCAAGGACACCGGAAAAGAACGCTGAGTACCGGCAGACGGCTTATGAGAAGCGCAAGAAGCGCCTTCAGGAGGACCCTGAGTTCCGTGAAGAGTGGAACCGCAAGCAACGCGAGTACCGCAAGCGTCGTAAGCAATCAGACGGGACATGAGATACCTCCTCTGGGGGGCATTCGGAGCAGTTAGCGGCTACTACGGAGTCGCATTTTACGTAAGACATAGGGTCATCAAGACCCATGGGCGAGCCATCTGGGTTCAGTACAGTGGTTGGAAGTTTTAGGAGTAAAAAATGGGCTATGCAGTTTACGAGGACATTTGGCACTATGGCCGATGGGCTGGATACGCTGTTCCGGCTGAGTGTGACGTAGAAGGCTGTACAGCCCTCATCAACAGAGGCATGGGCTATCAGTGCGAGGAGTACTACGAGAGGGACGGTGACGACTGGCTCACCAACGAGGGATGCTACCTCTACTTCTGCCCAGACCACATTGACCACCATGAGCACCACGCAGTCTCCACCGCCAAGCCCGACCATCCCTCTTGGAAGTGGTGGATGCTTCACCACCCGTCATGGGAGAAGTGGCGCGAGGAGAATCCCAAGAAGGTAGAAGAGTACCTGCGGGACACAGACAACTTCGTTCCCTCTGAGGAACTTCAACAAGATTTGGAAGATTCGCAGTGACACTGCGGCGGCTGGGCTACATCACAGGGATTGCGGCAGTAGTCGTTGTCGCAGGAATCCTTTTTGGATGGTAGACTTAGCACTTAGGAGAAATCATGAGACCTGTATTTTACGAAGGGCAGACGGTAGAAATCCGACCCTTCACATTTCACAACACGTACGAAGAGCCACAACAGGTGACCTTCGTTCGATATATGGCCGGTGACGAGTACGCTATCGTCAGTGGCTATGGTGGTGCCCACCTGAGGGTCAACGTAGATGACCTTGTAGGATAAACCCCGCCCAACGTCCGCACGACGGCTCCCGAAAGGGGGCCTTTCGTGTATTGACAACTTTCTAGAAAACCGAGAAGATAGAACCATGAGTTCGAATCCGAAGTACTACTACACGTCCGATACACACATCGGGCACCGCTTGGTGGCCGGAATCCGAGGTTTCCACATCCCAGGCTCTTTCATCGAGCACCGTGGAGAAATGATTCCTGAGCCAGACACCAAGGCGCACGATGACGCTCTGGCTGACCAGTGGGACAACATCGTTCGTCCGCAGGACACCGTTTTCGTGCTTGGAGATATCTCCATCAACGGCTCGGATGACGCCTTGGAGTGGCACCGACAGCGCACCGGAAACAAGATTTTGATTGCGGGCAACCACGATCCCATCTGGGGCTTCCACCGGGACGCCTACAAGGACTTCCAGAAGTGGGCTGAGGTCTTCCAAGCCATCTTCCCGTTCCTGCGGAGAAAGCTGGGAGGCCACTACTTCCTGATGAGTCACTTCCCGTACGCAGGTACGGGCGCTGAAGGGCACGGAGTCGAAGACAGGTTCCCTCAGTTTCGACTTCCGGACATGGGACTTCCGCTCCTGCACGGCCACACGCACGGTGAAGAGCGACACCATTACTCTGACAGCGGCACTCCCGAGCTTCACGTAGGCTGGGATGCCTGGGGTACGCTGGTTGAGCAGGACACCGTTCAAGGCTGGCTGGAACACCCTGACAGTAGCTTCTACGCATAAGAAAACCCCCTCCGAAAAGAGGGGGTTTTCTTTAGTCTCTATGGACTTTTTCAATGTCGGACAAGAGCCGGTCCATCGAATCTTCCTTTTCGATTTCTGTAGTGACGGAATTCGCTCCGCGGAACCAGAGCCATACACCTACTCCGGTGCCCAAGGTGGCGAGGAACCCAAGCATTACAATGATTCCGATGAACCATGACAGAGGACGATCCTCTGTGTGAATGTAAATCCAGTCACCAACAACAATAGAGATAAGCACAGCACCCATGGTAAGAACGAACAGCGAAGTCAGCGCCACCGTATAGGTGAACGAGCGCAGTACGATACCATTTTTGGTCATGTCACTATCCTACCAGGTCTTGTCGGTTTCTCCCCAGAACTTGAAGTGGAGGTTATCAAGGTCCAAGATGCCTTCCGAGTAAAACGCACCATCAGCGGCGAGTCCGCGGACCTGAGTCACATCCTCGTTGAAAGTCTTGATGTGATTTTCCACCTTGAAGTGGTAGTGACCGTGGAAGAAGTACTTGGGACGCACCACATCCACAACTTCAGCCATCTTCTTACGACCCTCGTAGGCGTAGCGAAGGTCCGCATCGGAGAAGTTCATAGGGTTTCCCGCGATACGGCGTTCGATGTCGGGCACACCGAAGGGAGCGTCGTGGGCAAGCATGACATCTGCGTATCCGCCCTCCATGGTCTTGTCCATGTCCTCGCGGGTGATGTCCTCTTCCTTCCACCACACAGGGTATCCGGTGCTCCGCTGTACCTGCAAACGGTACTCACGGTCCACTGAGGGCGCTCCCCCGAGCGATACGAAGCTCACGCCGTCAATCTCCCAGCGGTGGCCGCGAGGGGCAACAAGAATGTTGTTACGTGCACGCTTCCAGCCGTCCTCGAAGACGTGCCAGGAGTTGATCTGGGTGTAATCCTCGTGGTTCCCAGGCGTGACGTACATCGTCATTCCTCGCTGGGCAAGCTGGGTGTTCACGAAGGACGTGAACGCCTGACCGTGCTTTCCTGGCCAGAAGCCAAAATCTCCAACTTGGAAGATTTGTGTGACTTCCTGAGTCTCAAAGCGCTTCAGGGATGCCAGAATAACGTTTGCATTCCCGTGCGTATCGCCCAAAAGGCCTACTCTTGTCATGTCACACTTCCTTCCTACGTATTACTAACACTCTACCAGGTGTACAGAACCCCAGGCATGTCTTTCTTCCAGAATGTCAAGAATGTTGGGCCAGTCAGTCTTCCAGTCTGTGACGCGGAGAAGACCGCTTACATCCCGGTTGTAAGGCTGGTCATAAAGAATCTGCGACCACTCGGGAGCATGCCTACCCTTGATTTCTGGTTTGTCATCTACTAGGTAATCACCACGCCAGCCGGTCTTATCCGACGTGAAGACGATCTTGGCTCGGAATTCCTCGCCTAGGTAGCGAGCTACCCAATCTGACTTGTCCTGTAGGCAAGTGGGGTTGGCCCACCATGGGCTAGTGACGATTTCTACGGAGTGCCCGCGCTCAATGGTGAGTCGAATAGCATCCAGAGCACCGTCAATAGGCTCCAAGTCCTTGTAGAAGCCGGGATAGTTGAAGATGGCGTCTACTGCGGCACATTCCTCCTCGTTCAGACCTAGCTTGAGATTGAAACTCCGCTGATCCTGCGTGAGAGGAATTCTTGTGAGTGTGGGGTAATCGGTCAGACGCCTCAAATCCCATCCGCCACCCCAGTGCGTAATGGTTCCGTCTTGGTCAAATCCGATGTGCATACTAGCTTATACGCCTCTGACCTGGGGAAAACAAGAAACCCCCTCCGAAGAGGGGGTTTCCCGTCAGTACTTCCAGGGCTTTGGAGGCTCAAGACCTGGCTTCTGCGAAGCCTCAAGCCTTCCCTGCATCCTAGCCGCCTTCAACTCCTGCTGTCTGCGTATAGCGCTGGCGTAACGTGTCTTGATTGCCCACGTCGCTCCTGCCGCGCCTACTCCGAAGACTGCGAAGAGAAGGACTACCTCCGCTACGAGTCTCATTGTCCCTGAATCAGCACTCCACCCTTGCCATCAACGATGAGCTTACCGTTCTTGGCGGCTTCCTGAAGAGCCTCGATGCGGCGCTGTTCGATGATGAGAGGCGTCAGAGAGGCGTTCAGAATCGCGTTGGCCTGAGCCTCACCCTGTGCCTGAGCGACTGCGGCGGCGGCGTTACCCTGCGCCTGAATCAACTGCTTTTCAGCAATGGCCTTTGCGGTGCGCTGTTGCGCTTCAGCCTTCTGAGCTTCCTGGTTGGCCTCTTCGATTGCTGTCAGAGCATTCTCAACCGAGGGCGGGTAGCGAACGTCCTGAATGGTGGACGGTGCGAACTCCACACCCCACGTGTCCGTCAGACGGGCATTCAGAGTGTCGGTGAACTTGTTCTCAGCCTCCGGACGCTTTGCGCCACGGAAGTCAACCGCCGAGTAGGAGTTCGGGATGACGCGAGCCACAGAAAGTACCTGCTTCTCGACAACCGCCTTGGTGAAGGCCTCCTGCGAACGGTAGGCGTAGTAGATGGCGTAGATTGCCGGAACCGTCTTGCCCTTGTAGGTGACTTCCTGGTTGGGATCGATGGTGTAGTTGAACGTGGCGTCGATGTCAGCCTTGGTAGAGCCACCCGTGGTGCCTCCGACCGTAACCGTAATCTCCTTGCCGTTCACCGTGCCGCCCGCATACTCCGGAGACTTGTCGTGACCGGCGTATACGAGACCCTGGTTGAAGGTGTCGAACTCCACAAAATCGACCCATGGTGCCTTGAAGCCAGAGCTTGGCTCAGTGATGCGACCTACCACGGTGCGGTCCACGGAGTTGACCATGATCTTGGCCTCACCGACGCTGTTGGTCCAGAAGGTGCCGAAGAACAGAAGAATTCCTCCGACGATTGCCGCACCGATAGCGGTGAAGATTCCCGACAGCTTTGCGGGGGAGAAGATAGCGATTCCGATTCCGATGAGTGCCGCGAAGAAGAAGATCAACGCGAAGATAAACCATCCCATATTTGCTCGTTCCTTGTTTGTTGTTGGTTAGTGCTGGATCAGTTGTACCAGATGCACGATGTGGATTACAACCTGTACGAGTACAAAGATTTCGAATCCCACCGCGGCGATCCAGGCACTGAATCCGAAAATGACCGTCCACACCTTCTGGTCAGTCAGCGCGTAGATCAGAAGACCGATACCGGCTACTACCCAGAAGAGAATGACTGCGGCGATGGGGCCAAGGACGAACCAAAGCACCCCCGCGACGATTGTTGCTGTAATTGGGTCCATAGTTGTGTTATACGTGCGACTCGTACTCTTTTCCAATCCGAGTGTACTGAAGTTCGTCACCCGGCCACTTGTCGAGAAGAATCTTCTGGACTGCCTTGATCCTGGTGTACGCGAAGTTCGCTCCGTCCTTCACGTACACGTACGGAAGGTCAAAGCGCTCGCACAGGTCAATCCAGTACTGATCGGAGGACTCTCTGACATTCCCGCCGTATCTCAACGGGTCAGGCTCGAACGGGATGTCAGATGACAGAATCACGTACAAGTCACTCTGGTAAGCGTCGGCATCCTCGTAGAGACCGGCAGGAACGTTGTCTGGGTCGTACATTTCCCAGTACCCCACGGTGGAGAACAGGTCCGTATCGAAGATATCGAACTCCGAATCCCGGTCCCGCTCAGCCATCGCTTGAAGTGCAAGCTGGCCGTGCCAGATGTTCACCATTTTCTCGTGAGTGACTTCTGCGCCCACCGATTCGAGATATGGGCGTGCCCACTCGAAATACCACTTGGTGTTCTGCATGTCATCTGCCAGGCCTTGAGCCGTGGTGGTCTTTCCCACGGATTCGGCACCGAAGATGGTCACACTCTTCTTCAGGTGGGGGCGAAACTCTGGAAGAATGTCGTCCCAGTAGAAGCGGTAGTCCTCACGGACCTTTGTTCCCTTGGTGTACGTAATCGTACGGTTCAGGTCATACGGCATGAAGATTCCGTCAACCTCCTCAGCAAGCCGCACTCCGTACGGCTCTGAGGCCACGATGTAGTCACCTTTGCGGAACCCGAAAGTATGCAGGAATCCTGCCCACATGTCCCAGAAGCCCTCCGCGCCCTCTGGCTCTTGAGGAAGAACTTTGTGGATGCGCTGTACGCTCACGTTTGCCATGCGATTGGTTGCTTGTACCAGAGACCAGTAGCGCGCCGCCGCGAACGGCTCTCCGGGCTGGGTGCACAGGATAACTGTGACGGCTTCGGAGAGTTGGGCGGCGAATCTGATGAGGTTTCTATGCCCCTTAGTGGGAGGCATTGCGGTCATGAGAACGAATGCTTGCCTCACTTGTTCTCCTTCTGAGCCTTGCTCAGGTCTTGGGCGTACAGGCGACCGTCCACGACGTTCACGCCTGCCTCATTGAGTTCAAAGGTTGTATCGTCATCGTTCTCCGGGTGAACCGATGCAGTGAAGTCTTTGATGACCTGAACCTCGAACCCTGCCTTTGCGAGGTCGATAGCGGTAGCCTTCACACAATAGTCAAAGGCAAGTCCGATGACACTGACGTTGGTAGCGCCCCACTCCTTAAGGGCCGCATCCAGGTACCATCCGAGGTCGTTCTCACCCTCGACTCCCGAGTAAGAGGCCCTGTACTGACCCTTGCGGAAGATTTGCGCACCCGCAGAAACGATGTTGAAATCTGCCGCGAATGCCGCCCCCTCCGACTCTGCCACACAGTGGACAGGCCAGGAGTCGATGTAGTCCGGGTTGTCGGAGAAGTGCGTTCCTGGGTCGATGTGCCAGTCCTTGGTGTATGCCACGGGGAACTTGGCAAGCTCGAACGTCGGAATCACGAACTTTGCTGTGAGGTCGGCTACCGCCTGACCTCCCGTGACAGCAAGCGAGCCACCCTCACAGAAATCCTTCTGAATGTCAACAACTACAAGTGCCTGGGTCATCTTCCTGCCTTTCTGTTGCCCATCGGGTCATAGAACTTTGGCTCTGCGGGAATCTGTGCCTGCATGGACTTGCGCCATGCGAGGTAGCCCCAGAGGTTTGCCACTCCAAAGATTACCTGCTGAACCGCCGCAAAGTAAAGTCCCGACTGGAAATACGTGATAGTTCCTACGATGTTGACCAAAGTCCACACTGCCCAGGTTTCGATAACCTTGTTGTCCAACATGAACTGAGCGAGGATCGTCAGAACAAGAATCGCCGCATCCATGGGGGCGAACGAACCCTTGAGAAGGGTCACCGTCAGCACTGCACCGCCGTAGAACGCCGCTGTCACAGCGATGTAGGCGAGCCACCACCATCCCTTGATGTGGTGCACCGGACGGGTCTTGGAGTCCTTACCCCAACGGAAGTAGCCGTAGAAGAGCGAGAACGTCAGGTAGAAACTCAGCACTGCCGAAGCCAGAAGGTCGGACTGGAAGTAGAGAACGGCGTACAACGCGCTCGCTACTACGCCGAGAAGGTAGAACGCCCGACGCTGACGAATGCTCAGGAATGTGCAGGCGTAGTTGATGCCTGCGGCTGATACTTCAAGCCAATTCGGTGGGCCACTGACCCATCCCACTGCGTACGCGAAGACATACGTCAGAGAAGTGATTCCCAGGGCGATGAGTGTCGCCTGAACGTAATCGTTTTTGAGGAGATTGGACCGGGTTGGCGCGGTGGGGATGTACGGGATGCTCATAGAACATACTGTACGCGCCGTTGGCGCAAAAAGCAAGAAACTTTTAGAAGTCTCCGATTGCCTTGCGCTTGGCGTCCTGGCGAGTGCGAGCACGCTGAGTACGGCTGTCCTTGTGCGGTTCTGCCGCAGAAGAACGCCGCTTCTCTACCATTGCGCGGTAGAGGTCCGTGGGTTCGTGCTTCTTAGCCATGTTTCTAGAATATCACTTAATGAACGATGGCGCTACTACCATGAGCGAACCCACAAACTCCCCACTGCTGACATAGATCGGTGTCTGCTTCTGCTTCGACTGCTCTCCGAGCTTGAACGTAACCTCAGTCTCATCGAGACAGGCCAGGAACTCCAAGAACTGCTTGTGGTTCACCGTGAAGTCTTTGGCCGCGTCAGGACCGTCGTAGCCGCATGGAATGGTCTCCTGAGAGGAGTTCCCCTTCTTGTCCCGCGCGTGCACGGTGGTAGTCCACTGGCCCTTCAACTGGCGCAGAGAAATGGTGACAGAGGTAAAGTCAGGATCAGCATTCACGCGCACGCGCCTGACCACTCCCGCCAAGTCATCGATATTGACTGTCCAGTTCTCCTGATTCTGGATGGCTGGGGCAAGCACCAGATGATCCACCGCGGGGAATGTGTAGTTCAATCGCTGACTACGAATGATGTCCTTGCCGAACTTCAGTACCACAGTAGAGTGGTCGGTGCCGATTTCTGCTACACCGCCGTCAAAACGAAGGAGTTCCTTCATAGCGGTGGCCATGAAGGCAAGAGGGATCGTGGTTTTGAAGGACTTGTCCAGCCCTGGCACAGTCACCTTGTGCGCGCGCACACCATCGCAGGCGGTCATGACACCCTTAGCGATTTCGGCCTGCATGAGAGAGTGCCGTGCTGTCGTCTTAGACACAGCTGGAAACACCAAATCCATGGCACCGCGAAGGTCAGAAGCATCCATGGAGAAGAACTCCATGGAGTCGATGTCCACGAAAGTTGGCAATGTGGAGTCTGCTGGCGGGGTCGCCACCTTCCATACCGCAGGCCCGGATTTGATAGAAGCACGGTCACCGATGACATCGATACGCACCGTATCGTTCGGAACCAATTTCAAGATTTCGGCAACTCTTCGCCCCGGAACCAATGCCGATCCAGCCATGCGCACCAAGAAGGAGTCGTCCATCTTTGTGATGGCACGCTCACCGTCTGTGGCAGACGCCTGAATGTGGGCAACGGAGAGAGCAGTGGCCTCGAAGGCTTCAAGGAGAACGTAGTCAGTGTTCGGAAGAATAGCCTTGGTTGGCGCAACAGCGTTGGCGCTCGCAAAAAGCTCAGCCAACTTCTGAGCAGAACCCTCAATCGAGAGCCGTGAGTCTATTGGCAGAATCTCTGGAATCAGTTCACTCTCTGAACTCTCCATGTTCGCCAAGTCCAGGAGTTCCGTCATCACGCATCCAGAGTGTCAAGAAGTTCTTCGATAATCCCGATTTCAGCATCAAGGTTGTCGGTCAGGCTGTCCTTGAGAAGTCTGGCGTCCTCAACAGAGTCTACGCCAAACTCATCCTTCAGGAAGGCAAGAGCCGCCCTCTTCTTTTCAAGGGCAGACTCACGTACCACCTGGGCACGTGCCTCATCCTGGGAAGCTTTGCTAATACGCGCCTGAATGGATGCAAGACGCTGGTCTGTACTCATAATCTAAACGTACGCCTCTCGGAGTCTCAGAGCAAATTCATGCGCCCGTTGACGGGCTGGAATCTTGTGCAGGCATGCCGCACGTTACAGAACTTGCAAGCGTCAATCGGTGCATCTGGGTCAAAGTTCTTCTCCCAGATGTCTACACACATGTCGTTCACATGTTTGAGCAAAATACCGCGCTCTGCATCGTCAAGTACGAACATACGTTCGGTTTCCTTGCAGAGTGGCTGAAGTAGGCCCACCTCAAAGGTGGGAGCGTCGAACATCACGTCTACAGCTAGATCATAGAAGGAAAGCTGACCCCTGGTCTTCTTCCAGTACTGATTGTCTTTGGTGTGCTTCACATCGTAGACTGCCCACTGATCTTCGCCGCGACGAACAATGATGTCCATGAATCCATTGAGGATTACTGTTTCGGAGTGTCCCAATGGGTGGGGAATGCGAAGAGGGGCCTTGAATGAGAAGTCAACATCGTACTCGTAAGGTAGAACCAACCTGTTAAGGGAGGGTTCGATGTTCCGAACGGCTTCTTGACAATCCGCGATAATTGAGTCTCGGTCTTTGTCATTCTTCCACCTGAGTTGCTTTCCCTCTTTCTCGATATTCTCCTGCTCGCGCTGGACAATGGATTCAACCATGTCCACCATAAGGCCGGGATTCGAGTAAGGGTCTCCTGCTAGCCAATCTCGCACAACGCGGTCGGTCACAGTTCCGGGGAAGAACACACGCTGATTCTCCATTGACGCGCCTTTTCCGGCACGCTGAAGAAAGCCTTTCTGCTTACATTCCATGTGGGAACGAAGCTTAGACCAAGAAATCTTGAGGTCATTCATCCGATTGCACTTCCTGCACCGAGTTTCCACGCTTTCTCACCTTCGCCCGGAAACCGTACTTTTCGAAAATCTCTGCCGCATCCTCCTTGGAAACGGTTCCACGCTCGAATCTGTATCCGCCACGGATACCTTCAGACTCGTTGTCCTTGATAGCGTCCTGCAAGCACAATTCCAGCACCGGGCACGTGGCGCAGAGATTCTTAGCTACGCCTTCAAGTGGGTCTGGCCGGTAATCATCCTTTTCCCAAGTCCCGTGGTCGATATTGTCCCAAGCAGTCTTCATTTCTGGCGCAACAGCGATTGTGTTTACACAAACTGCGTCATTCCGCCAGTCGTCATTGAACTTGGTCTTTGTCGGCTTACGGTGACTCAAGGCGTTACATCTTCCAGTAGTTGAATACTTGTGGCTTTCACAGGCTCTTCAATATCCATACGCCGTACGTGGTCGATAATGGAACCTGTCGAAGAAATGTCTAGTGTTGCTCCGGTGACTTCGGCTAGGAAAGAATCTAGGTCCATCTTGACTTCCTTCTTCTCCTGAGCCTCTGCGAGCTTGAAAACTTCGCTTGCTGGCTTGTGTGGAATGTCTATAGGCTGGAAACCAAACTCCGGAGTCCAGAGAGCCACTTGAATCTTGCGAGCTAGGTTGTACTCATGCAGTGAACCTCGGGAGAGTGCGCCCATGTTGGCGAACTCCACACCATCTACGTCGAACTTGTAGTGAGGCTCATGAATGTGGCCGTAGTAGAGGTAACCGGTGTTCCCCATTGCGTCGGAAACTTCTTCCAAATCCAGAAGGTCAAATAGCACGTTGTCTGCCACAGTAGGTGGATAGATGGGAGCATGAGTCACCGCTAGGGAGTTGGTGACGTTGTATCGGTTCGCGTGGTCACGGATACTTGAAGCACGCTCTCTCCAGCCCTCGAAAGCTTCTTCGATAGTCCCCGGAGATAGCCAGCGCTGTTGCCACGGCACACCAAAGATGGGAAGGGTAGGGTGCCAACCATCTAGCTCCCGTAGCGCTCCTGTGGCGTACATGACGCCTAGCGGCTGGTTCTCTAGGCTCTCAAGCCTGTCACTCGTAATGTCGTGGTTCCCCGTGACCACAAGCGGGGGACGCTGGTATAGCTGAGCAACTTTGGTGAGCTTACCCACCAAACGGTGGCTTGTTCGGGAAGGTTGCTTGTGGTTGAAAACGTCACCGGCCCAGACTACGGCTTCCGCCCTCACCGCTTTTTCTAGTTTTGCGACATAGGCGAGCATGTCTAGGATGTCGTCGCTGTACGTGTCGTAGCACGATGCAGGAGGACGGTCGCTCAGATGGATGTCACCTACGCAGATAACTCGTATGGATGAGTTCGTGATGACATCCGTTAGCTCTTGGATGGTCAGTCCTGGGTGCTGAGGAACATTGATGCTACCGGTCACTTGTCTGCCTCACTCTCTCGCCAAGTCCACCACTGATCCATGCGGTAACCTTTGTGAATCAGTTCACCATTCAAGGTCTTCGCGTGCTTTTCCAGGGGTTGCTTGCAAACAAGAACCTCTTGGAAGGTGTAGTTTACGGTGTACTTGCTGTGGCAAGACGTGGAGGTATTGACGTGCATACCTTATCTATACGCCGCAGACTCTCAGTCTTCCAGAGGGATTGTCCCTGTGTGCGTAGCATGGTGTCCCGCGCGCCCGCGCGTACGATACTGACGTACCTCGGAGATAAGCTCCTGAATGTGAGCATGGGCAACTTCCCAGTCACGGGTGTTGGTCTCCCTGGCGAACCGCGGGATAGCCTGCGCGTCAGAGAGCGTTTGGTCCCATGTCTCCATCATGAGAACAATCTCGTCTACGACCGCCGTCTGGACATTGCCAATCAGGTAGTCGAAGAACGAGGCTCCGTAGGAAGTAAGTACGTGATTTGGAAAACGTTCACGGAAACGAGATTCGAAATCTTGTACGAAGACATGCCTAGTGTCAGTATCGGCGGGTACTTCTTCAGAATCAGACATTTTTGCCCCCTAGGTTCAATCATACTACGATTTCCACGCTCACGTAGACGCCGCCTTCGGCGTACTCGATTACGGCTCGGTACGTAGTGTCTCCGTCAGAAAGCTCGAAAGTTCCCTCACCAAGCTCGCTGACCACCTTGGAGGCGAGCGCATTGGTCTCCCTTTGTACTTCGCGCACGTGCGACTGTAGGTAGGCAAGACGCTGAAGTTCTAGAGGAGACACGCTCATAGAACACTTATACGGCAGTATGCGCACAAAGTCAAAAAATGGTGGTAAAGTGTACGTAACGCCCCGCCAGGCTCCGACACTGCCCCCCAGTCACTCGCTAATTCTGGCGGGGCTTTCTTGTTGGGGCCACGGGGTAAAAAACTGGTGTAGGTTCGACGTGCACGAAAGTGTGGGGGGCGTCGTAACTCGACTCCGACCACTCCGAAGAACTCACCTCAAAAATGAGAACCCCTGCGGATGTTGGTGGGCCTGCCCCTACCTCCTTAAGGATTTTCGTTCAACGAAGAGCGTCAATCCGGTCCTGAGACTTTTTGTCTCTGGCGGGGGGTAGGGGGGCCTATCCAACATCCAAGAATCTAAACTCAAAATGAGATACACGTGCGCGTGCGATGCGCGCCTGGACGCGAGGGCGCGTGGGGCGTATAGATGAAGTATGTCAATCAACGCAGAGCACTCATGGGCCGCTTCGACGGCAATTAGCATCATCGCCGGTATCGCAGGACTTGCGGCTATGGTCTTCATCTTCGCTGGGTGTACCCAGAATGTGGAGTCTCAGAAGGCTAAGGTTCGTATCGAGTGCCTGAAGCAGGGTGGAACTTGGTTCGACTCTGACAGCACCCCTTACGGTGACCGTTGCATCATGCCTGACTTCAAGACCGCTTCTCTTGGTGGGCAGTGAAAACTCTCCGGTACTTGAGAGCGGAACTGTTCTGGTGGTATAAGTCTCATATGGCTAGGAAGTTCAATGTTCTTCACTGTGACGGCTGGGTGGTTTCTACTTTCGAGAAATGCTCCCAGGAATACGTCTTCGATAACGACTCGACTATTCCCACGTTGGCGGATCAAGGGAGAGCGGCAGGGTGGAGCGTAGACAATTTCGGTGTAAGCGCATACTGCCCGGAGCATAGGTTGCCATGATGAGTTGGAATTCCACGAATATCATTTTCCTGAATGGTCCTGCCGCTGGCAAGGCGTATGCCGTGAACGCTGATGACAATGGTGTGCCAGAGCCTATTATCTGGATTGCCACTCCCATCAGTGACTACCACTTGGATAACGTGATGTCCGGGTTAGAGAAGCTGGAATACGAGAGAATCGACTACCGGAGAATTGCGCAGGCCAAGACCGGCTTGTGGCAGTACGTGTGCGAGGGACACCCGATTTATGACAAGTAGATTGCAGGGCACGGCAACAAGAATTGCCGTCAAGAAGAGCGAGCTTGATGGCCTAGCCGGTGAGGCTAAGGCCGTCCTTACTCGTGCTTCGGCGGTAAAAGCCGAAATCGCACTGCTCCAGGAAGAGATTGCCAACTTGGAGAAGAGCGCCATGGTTCTCAACTCCATTGGTGAGGAGCGTCAGCTTAAGGCGCAGAGCACCATCGAAGAGTTGGTTACTCGTGGGCTTCAGCAGATTTTCGATGACTCTTTGAGCTTCCACATCCTTCAGACCGTGAAGGCCAAGGTCGCTTCCGTAGAATTCGTAGTTCGCACTACGCTGAGAGATGGTGGAGTAGTTGATACTCCCGTCATGGATGCCCGCGGTGGCGGTTTGGCCGCAACCATAGGCTTCCTTCTCCGTGTGGTCATCCTCCTTCTCAAGAACGGGAAGGACAAAGACAATATCTTGATTTTGGACGAGACATTCGCACATGTGTCCGATGAGTATCTTGACGGGTTGGGCGAATTTCTTCGTGAGCTTGTGGACAAGACCGGCATTCAGATCGTGATGGTTACCCATCAGCCGGTGTTCGGTGAGTACGCCGATGCTGTGTACAAGTTCACAGCCACAGACGGCAAGACGAAAGTGGAGGCGCAGTAATGGGACACTACGCAAGTGAAATGGCGGACTACGACATTCCTCTGCCTAAGCCCGAGAAGCGTGCTATTGACGAGAAGTACCGCCGCGAACATGGCGGCAAGACTCATCCCGGAAGCTTCACTGAAGAGACCACTGTCGTGGAGTTCGCGGCAGACTGTGACGTGTGGGATTCCGACGCTCCTCGCTACGAGAAGGAAAAGCCGGGTGACCCAGAGCTTTGGCAGTGGCGTCCAGAGCGCTACTATATCTACTCTTCGCGTTACGTGGATGCGGTGGAGTGCGTAGAGCACGGCTTGTATATCATTCGGTCACACGGCAACCAGGATAAGACTGGAAGACCCGGCAAGGTTATTCGTCGCACCGTAACCTACGGACCTTGGGAAGAAGTCGCCAGTACCGAAGAATCCACGGAGGGGTGGTACTAATGGGACACTACTGGTCTGAAGTAGGAGACTTTTCCGAGTCGTACCCAGCCAGCACTACGGGGTATGCACACAAGGAGAGAATCAACGCTTTCTACGACGGGAGTCCTGGGTCTGGTGGTGCCTCCTGTCCGAAGTGCGGCGCTTCTCTCGAATGGCACTGGATGGATGCCAGCAATTTGCTGAAGCATATCGACTTCCACGACACTCTTGTTCAGGACTTCTCCTATGGAGATTCGGACGGCTCGTGACAAGCCTTCGTGTTAGCCCAGACGGGAAAATTCTGTGCTGTCTGTGTTTCGACTACTATGTGGTAGGAGATTTGTACACTGACGACAATGGTGATGCTTGGGATGTGTGCAAGTCTTGCCACGAAACTGAGGAGCGAGAAGTTGAGCGACGACGAACTAGATGACCAAATCACTATGCCTTTCGTTCTCACTGAGAAGCATGGTGGGCCATATGACACAGAGGCTTTCGCCGCAGGTTGGTTCTTGGGAGTCCTAGAGGCACGACTTGCTATGGCGTCTACGGCCAACCTAGTCATCCCTCCGGTGCCGCTGAAAACCATCTGGCGCAGACAGGCTGACCTTATGGCTATGAGCCATGGCTACATGTTGACTGTTCAGATTTCCAAGAACGACCCGGACTACGCATTCTTCACGTTCACGCCGCCTGGTCTCGTCGTTGATGACGATTCATAGACGTATAGATAAGTATGAACGTTATGACTGACGCAAGCCGAACAACGCCCCGTAAGGTGCTACGCCGAGCGGCGGAACTAGGTGTGCACGCTGATTGCGTTGCCGCCGACCACCAGGGCGCTTGTGACACTTGTATTGACCTAATCAACCAGGCTTTTCATGAGCATTACGGGCACGCGAATAACGCCGCAGAAGCTCTAAGCATGATTATTGACGACCTAATCAAAGACCGCGAGGAAGATTCCTGAAATGACGGAAGTGCTGGCTCTCAAGTACCGCCCGCAGACATTTGCAGACATGGTGGGTCAGCGAATTCCCGCAGTTGTCCTTGACCGAATGGTGACTAATGACGCCGTTCCTCAAGGACTTCTGTTTGCTGGCCCTAGAGGCTCTGGAAAGACCTCAGCCGCAAGAATCCTTGCCAACTCTCTGGATGCTGAAGACCCTATCGAGGTTGACGCCGCGTCCCACGGTCTCGTAGCTGACGTGCGTACGATGATTGACTCCCTCCGGTACTCCACGGGAGGGAAGTACCGTGTGGTTATCTATGACGAGGCGCACAGCATGACAAGGGAAGCCTTCAATGCCCTCCTGAAGACACTGGAAGAGCCTCCTGCGAACACAATCTTCATCCTGGTAACCACCGAGCCAGACAAGATTCCTGAGACCGTCAAGAGCCGTCTGATGGAGTTCACCTTTAGGAAGATTCCGTCAGCCCTCATTCAAGACCGCCTTGCGCACATTCAGAGCGTTGAGGGAATCCTTGCAGACATTGACCTCCTCAAGTTCATTGCTGACCGCTCGGATGGCTCCCTTCGTGACGCTGTAATGATGCTGGATCAGTGCTGGAAGGCAGACATCACAGATGTTCCTACCTTCCTTGAAATGTCAGGTGAGGCCGACGTGGCTCCTGATCTCATCCTGGCCATGCTGACCGGAGACCATTCCCACATTGCAGAAGCCACAGACCTTCTCACCCAGCGTGTAGCCGACCCATCCAAGATGTCCGGTGCCTTGGTGAGCACACTCAAGGATGTATTGGTCATTCAGGCCGGGGGAGAACCTACAGCGACCGGCTCAGGGTACGACAAGCGCAAGTCCATCGCAAGATTCCTTGAGCCTGAGCGGATTGTGGCCGCAATGCGCATGTTGTGGGACCTCCGCACGCGCGTACGGGCATCCTCAGACCCAAGAGGAAATCTTGATCTTGCCATCGTTCTCATTACGGATATCTTCACTCAGGGTCGCCAGCCTATGCAACGGCCACAAGCTGTCGCAGAAGCGCGTAAACTGTCATTTGAAGAACTCTAGGAGAGAAATATGAAGACCATCGGCGTAACCGGAGGTAGCGGCTTTATCGGCGGCTATGTTCGTGAGGAACTACGCTCTCGCGGTTTCGATGTCGTGGTCTTTGACCGGGCACCCCACGGTGAGCTAGCAGAAAATGAGCATTTCTTCCTAGGAGATATCCGTGATGAAACGGCTGTCACAGAATTCGCGGCCCACATTGACGGAATGGTTCACCTTGCCGCTGTCCTTGGGACACAAGAGACTATTGTAAATCCCCGTCCCGCCGCGGAAACCAACATTCTTGGGGGACTCAATGTTCTTGAAGCCGCAAATCAGTACTACTTGCCGGTTGTCTACGCTGGGGTAGGTAACCACTGGATGCGTGAGTTCGGTGGTGGTACTTACACCATCACCAAGACCACCGTAGAAGACTTCGCCAAGATGTACAACAAGAATCGTGGCGGCAGAGTATCAGTAGTGAGGCCGGTGAACGCATATGGACCAAGACAGTCAGTTGCCGCTCCTTACGGAAGCTCAAAGGTCCGAAAGATTCTCCCCTCCTTCGCATGCCGAGCGCTTCTCGGGCATGATGTCGAGGTTTACGGGGATGGCACACAAATCTCTGACTGTGTATACGTCGGTGATGTTGCCCGCGTTTTTGTGGAGACTCTGGAATTCACTGCGGAACAAGGCCCTCTTACTGATGTGGAGGTTGGTCCTCGCATTTCAAGCACAGTCAACGACGTTGCCAAGAAGGTAATCGCCGCGGCAGGGTCAGAGTCTCAGATTATCCACCTTCCCATGCGACCTGGTGAGGTTCCCAACGCTGAGGTTTACGCCAACCCAGACAGCCTTAAGCCTCTTGGTTTGAGCGTAGACGACTTCGTAACTCTTGACGATGGCATTCAGCGCACCGTCGATTGGTTCCGAGAGAATTGGCTCCCCGGATATGTCGTATAAGCAGATTATCCACCGTTACTGGTCTGGGCCGAAGCCCATGCCAGAGGAGTACGTAGCATTTGGCGAAAAGTGGGAAGACCTAAACCCAGGATGGGCAGTAGTAGACCATGGTGAAGAAATCATCCAACTCTGGCCGGACTTGGCTCCCGTATTTAATCATCTATATGAGCGTGATGGTGGCCGCGATAGCATCGAACTACATGTACAAGTAGCCGATGTAGTGGGATATGCTCTACTCCGTGAATTCGGTGGGATTTACGTCAATACAGACATGGAACCACTGAGGTCTCTGTCTACAATCATCAATGAATCGACACCCTCCTTTGCAAGCTATGAAAACTACGAAGATTTCCGCATTGTCAATGCGGCTATTGGCGCTCCTCGTCCTTATGACGTTTTCTGGTCTGACCTATTGGACGGGCTACCTGCAAGGTACTTCTCACGTCCATACGACGAAATGGTGATGAGCACCGGTCCCGGATATCTCACTGATTTTTACAACACCAACAAAGACAAGTACGAATTCCAGGTCTTCCCCAAGAGCACATTCAATCCCATCCACTGGGGACAAATTGGCTCAGGAGGGGATGCTTCCGGATTTACATACCCAGAAGACTCAGTAGCCGTCCACCACTGGGGCCACAAGAAGGACGGGCGCTCCAACTACATCGAGAAGAACACACACTATGCCTCTTAAGAAGGCGCTGTTCATTACCGCGGCAAATAGGCCAGCCTATTTTCGAGAAACCATGAATTCCTGGCGGAAGGTTCGCCGCTTCTACGACTGGCATGTGTTCTTCCGTCTTGAGCCTACCGAATTTCTAGATGAGCACCTAGAGATTATCGATGAGCTTGAGCATCCTTCCAGTGCTGTAATCGTCAATCCTCAGGTCTACGGAGTACTTGAACACCCGTACGTGGGATTCAAGCACTTGTTCGGCCTCTACTTCGACTTCGTAGTTCGCGCAGAAGACGACTTGGTAGTATCTGAGGATATCTTGGAGTACTTTCACTGGGCATCCAACGAGTACCACCACGAAAAGTCGGTTGGTGCCGTCCTAGGCTTCTCAGAGGAGAGCGGTCCAGAGGATGAGGTTCGCCGCGTAGACCACTTCAGCCCTTGGGTGTGGGCCACTTGGTGGGATCGCTGGGACAACCATATCGGACCAACCTGGGACCACGACTACTCCACATACAACGGCTACCCCGGCAACGAGGCCGGATGGGACTGGAACCTCAATACAAGAATTTTCCCTCAGCGAGGTCTTCAATCTGTTGCTCCTGCCGCGTCACGAGTGCAGAACATCGGAGTGTGGGGAGTCCATGGAACCCCAGAGAACTTCAGAGAATCTCCCAGTTTCGAGTTCGAACGTCCCGTCACCAAGTACGTCGAGCGATAGTAGTTGGTATGAACGAAGAAGATGTCGTAGCCACTAATCCAGACGTGTTGCCAGATCAACCGCTGGATGACATCTTCACGCTACCTCCGCATATCGCGGAAGACCCTCAGATTGCCCGTTGGCATGATGAGCAGGTTCGTAAGCTCCGCGCAGACGCCGCGGGTGTTCCTATGTCTTCCGTACAGGAAATGCTTCTAGAGCGCATCGCCTACACATACGCAGACATGCGGTACAAGGAGCGTACTCAGCCCAACCGTTCTAGCCGTGACCGACGTGACGACAACGCCGCCTTCATGACCATGACGGACTCCTTCAACCGTCTTCTAGAGAAGCACAATGACAAGCGCGTGAATGACATGCTTGTTCAGGTTCAGGACATTCTTCTAGAGGCGTTCGACATGGTAACTGATGAATCTGAGAAGTCTGCGGTTCGTCGCTTCCTGGCTGAGCAGTTGGCCGCGATTAACCTCTAAGGATTATCATGAGCGACACAGACAACCCCAAGGCTACTCACTGGACTAGTGAAGACCCAGAAGTTCAGAAGGACACACGAGAGGCTACCAAGTCTCGTGCCGACAGCGCCCTAGGCCCTGTTGTAGAGGACGCGCCTCAGAACCCTGCGCTAGACACAGCACCGGCCACTCCACAGGACAAGCCCGCAAAGCCTTCCAAGCCAGGGAAGAAGCAATGAACGCCGACGATTACGAAACGATCCTACTACTAGCCGGTGGGTGCTCTCTCGACTCATCCCCAAAGAAGAATTGGGTGGAGAAGTCTGGCGGTCTGCCTAACTATATCTGCCAGATCGCTCGCGCTGTCATGCGCTCAGGTAAGAGCAAGTCGCAGGCTATCGCCATCGCCGTTTCCCGCGTCAAGAAGTGGGCGGCTGGGGCAGACAATGTAAACGCAGACACCCGTGCAAAGGCCGCTAAGGCTGTAGCTCAGTGGGAGAAGCTGAAGGGCAAGAACAAGGCAAAGAACGTAGTAGCCGCTTCGTACGTCACATCTGACGGTGAAGAGGACACGTATCTCATGCTGACCTACATCCCTTCGTACCGCACAGACATCGTGCGCATGGCATGGGACGCCCAAGAGCGCGTCCGCCGTGAGGCATGGGAACAGACGCACCGCCCTCAAGAAAGCCTTATGGGAGACGAAATAAGAGACGCCTCTTCGTACTACCCATACCGCTGGATTAAGGAGCTATGGACGGACTTCATCCTCATCGAATGTGAGATAGCCGGTCAACCGGAACTGTGGAAGGTCCCGTTCTCGGTGCAACCCTTGACACAGGAAGTTACCTTCGGAGACCCCGTTGAGGTACGCCAGGTGTATGTAGAAGTTGACGACCTAACTGACGAAGAGAAGTCTTACCTCGCAGATTTGTTCTAATAGTGGTATACTTGCCACATGGCTAACCCACTATCAGCCTGGCTAAACGAGCCAGAACCCCAAAAGGGTAGCTCGCTGTCGGAAATTTTTGCTGAAGAGCCTGTTGATCTTCGAACATTTATTCGAGATAAGAGGTTCCTAGGTCAGACCAACGTTGAGCTTTCGGAAGAGCAGTCGAAGGCCATTCAAGTCATCGAACGAGTCTACTACCCAGAGCTATATCCTCAGATGGCAGAAGAATTTGACTTCGGCCACTACTGGGGTCAGGATGTCCCATCGGCAAACCTCATAACCCTCCAATGGGGAAAGGGTTCAGGCAAGGACGCCATTTGCCGATGGGCTTCGCTTCGTGTGGCGTACCTTCTCCTATGTCTCAAGTCTCCGCAGTTGTACTTCGACATGCCGGAAACTGACTCCATCCACCTACTGAACATCGCCGCCAACGCTCCTCAGGCTAACCGAGCATTCTTCAAGCCCATGACCACCGCCGTGAAGACGGGGTGGTTCAAGGGCAAGGCAGTCATCCGTCAGGGTGAAATCGAGTACGACAAGAACATTTTCGCTGTTTCCGGTCACTCTGACGCCGAAGGTCAGGAAGGTCTCAACATCATGCTTGGTGTTGCTGACGAGATTGACGCCTTCAAGGCCAAGGACGAAATGGTTGGAACCGGAAAGCGTATGCGTGAGGCTTCGACCTCCGCTGAGTCGATTCTTGACATGCTCAAGACCTCTGCTTCTACCAGATTCCCAAAGACATACAAGCGTGTAGCCATTTCGTATCCTCGCTACCTAGGCTCCACGATCCAGCAGTTGACCGCTCAGGCGCGTGCCTCTAACGAGAAGTACGGCGAGAAGTCTATTCACTACGTATCTGGGCCATTCGCCACGTGGGAAATCAACCCTCGTGTAAGCGGAAAGGAAGATTTTGCGGAGGACTACGAGGAAGACCCAATCGGGTCTGCCGCTAAGTACGAGTGCAAGCCTCACCGTGCTATCGACCCGTTCTTCAAGAACATGTCCATTTTCCGTGAGGCCGTGGATCAGGAAACTCAGCCAATAACCGTTGAGTACAAGGTTGCGGAGTACTACAGCAAGCACACCCATCGCACTACCCGAGGATGGGAACCTGTATTCAGGTTCGCTCCGGATTTTCAGCCGATTCAGGGTGCCCGCTATGCCCTACACGGGGACCTAGCCCTAAAAGGTGACCGTGCTGGCGTAGCCATGTCCCATATCGAGAAGTGGGAAGAGTACACTGACACCGTTTTCGCTGAAGACGGCTCGCAGTATCACAAGACGCATGTGCGCCCAACAATTCGAAATGACTTCGTGTTCGGATTTGAAGCAGACGCTACCGCCAGGGATACAGACGGCACTCCTATGCCACGTGAAATCCAAATCCGCTGGGTACGAATGCTTGCGTACGAACTTATTAAGCGTGGGTTCTTCATAGGTTATTTCACGTTCGACTCTTTCCAGTCCGCTGACACTATACAAATCTTCACGACTGAAGGAATCGAGTCAGATAAGGTCTCTACTGACCGTGACCCATCGCTATGGTCATCCCTCAAGGACATTGCTTCTGAAGGTCGTTTGAAGTTTGCTTTCGACCAATTGCTGATGAATGAGCTTGAGGCTTTGTCGAAACTAGATAATGGAAAGATTGACCATCCACCGAATGGTTCTAAGGACTTGGCGGATGCTTTCTGTTGCTCTGTGGCGGGTGCCCTTGTTACAGGAGGCGAAGAAGACCCCGAGGGCGCGATAGTAGAACACGGCGGTCCTTATTACACACCAGGTAGGGCATTTGACCCTCTTGAAGGACAGCAAGAGACTTTTGAAACTCTGGGCGACCCTTTCGGCTTGCCGATAGGATTCCCCACGGGAGGCGGATATGGCTGGTAAGGACAAAAAGGAGATAAAGGACGAGAATCCTGATATCTCTGCACCACCGCCAGAGAGCACCTGGGGTGTTGAACTAGGTGTTGAGCAGAACCTTCCCTTTGCCGTACCCTACAACGATGGATTGAGCGCTAAGGCCCGCGCTGATAAGGAACTCCGCGAGATTCTTCGTGAAGAGGGTGAAGAGCTTGGCCCTTCGGTCTCTCAGCTTGTGGCCATGCGTCGTCTTGACGGACAGGCTCGCGCTCTCTACCGTCTACTGACGCTTCCTATTCGTGCCGCACTCTCTAAGAGCACGTTCGTACCCGCTGACGGCGGGGAGGCTGAGGCTGAATTCATTGACCTTCAGTTCAACCTCCCACCGGCTTCAGGTGGTATGTCGGTGACTTTCCACCGCTTCATGGCTCAGCTTCTCCAAGCTCTCTTCGACGGATTTTCACCATTCGAACAAGTGTTCGATTACGCTACCTACGGACCACTCAAGGGTAAGTACGTTCTTCGCAAGCTCGCGTACCGTCAGCCGAACACCATCAGTGTCCTCGAAGACGATGATGGCCGATTCGATGGCTTCCGTCAGCGTGCTGTGAAGAACGGCGAAATCATTGATGTTCACATTCCTCGTGAGAACTCGTTCTACTTTGCCGCGCAGGAAGAAGAGCGCAAGTACTACGGTGTAAGTTTCTTCCAGAGTGCCTTCTATCACTACGACAAGAAGGTGAAGATGTATTACATCGCTCACCTTGCGGCTCAGCGTGCCGCCGTAGGAACAAGAATTGGTACCTACCCAGCCAACGCCACAGACACTCAGCGCCGCATCCTGGCTCAGAACCTATCCAACCTAGCCATCGCTCAGTGGATGATGGTTCCAGAGGGTGTCAAGGTGGAAATGCTCAAGGAGGGCGGCGGTTTCGCGTTCCTTGACTACATCAACCACCACAACAACCAGATGTCCAAGTCCATCCTTGCGAACTTCTTCGACAAGGACTCCGGTGGCGCATCCGACCAGGCTCTAGTGCAGTTCGGCAACCCTGGCGACAACATGTTCTTCCTGATGCTTCAAGCCATCATGGATGAAATCGCCAACGCCATTAACCACTACATCATTCCACGCCTCATCGACTGGAACTTCGAGGGCGGTAAGTACCCTCAGTTCAAGTGGGCCGAACTCACTGAAGAGCAGAAAATGCTCATCAATGACACGTTCAAGGTGCTCGCCACCGCCGACACTGTTTCCCCAGAGTTCATCCGTGAGCTTGAGAAGAAGCAGGCCGACGAAATGGGTCTTGAGATTGACTGGGAGAAAGTTGAAGAGCGCGAGGCCGCAGACAAGGTTTCTCAGAACGCCATCAATGGTCTGGACGAGAACGGCATGCCTCTGCCTAAGGATGCCATGGGCAACCCCATCATGCCAGGGCAGAACAACCCAGACGCCGCGCTTCAGGCTTTCGAGGCTCAGGCAACAGGTGGGACCGCTGGCGCACCAAACGCCGCACCGGCAGGACCACCACAGCCAGGACAGCAGGTTCCCGGCAAGAAGGTCAAGCTCTCCGGAGAAGAAGAATCTGAAGAGCACCTACTGAACCTTGCCGCAGACCTACTCGAATTGGCTCGTCCAACCTCCGGGTCTCAGCGCACCGTTCGTACGAAGGAAGGTTCTGACCGCTTCCACGTAGCTATTGGACAGAAGATTCCTAACAGTGCGGGCAAGGACGAACAGGGCGGCAAGCGCTCTGTCACCGTAGAACGCCTTATGAACCTCAAGGCTCAGTATGTGGAATTCATGCAGGCCGGTAACAGGGACGAAGCTCAGAAGGCTTTGAAAGAGCTAAAGCAGGCGGTGTACGACTACACCGGTTCATGGAAGCCCTCAATCTTCATGGCGACTATGAACAAGCTTGGGGGGTGACCTGTGGCCTCCTTCAAGGAGCAAATGTCGCTTCACCAGGCCTCTAGGATTGCCACAGCCGCCCTAGAGGCCTCTTCCCGTGCGGAAATACTTCACCTGTTCGATGACTGGGATTCCGGCAGAGAGTCCGGTAACACCATTCATTGGCGGCTACAGGCGGTCGTTAGAGAGGCTTATCGCACTAGCGCGGCCATAGCACGCGGGGTGGCCCAGCAGTCCTCAGATTTGCCCGACTGGCAGTCCCACGAGGTATTCAACACCGACTATCTTCAGGCGCTCCTCGTGGATGTGCGTAAGAACGTGCGTGACTACAAGGCAGGTAATCTCTCAAGGGATTCTGCCGTGCTCCGTATCCAACACTCTGCGGGAGTAGCCGCACAGCGTGGATACACCGACCAGACGATTGCCTCCTACACAGAACTACAAGACTTCGGATTTGAGCTTCGTAAGTACTGGGTAGCCAACTTCGTCAACAACGACCCTTGCCCAGCCTGCCGCAGTCTCCACGGCTCCTGGGTCGGGTTGCATGAAGATTTTAAGGCTGAGACCAGTACCGGTATCTACCGAGACCTCATCGGCCCTCCTCGCCACCCACGTTGCCAGTGCCGACTCTATGTGTTCATCGTTTCTCTTGAGAATGCATTCGAGCACCCCAACTTCGAGAACCCTCAGGACTCTCCTCAGATGATGTCTGTCGCGGATGTCCAGAAGATGCCTGAGTCTCTGTTCAAGTCCATCCGGAACAGCCTACGAGCAGTTCTCCGATTCCTGCGAGGCTCATGATGGCTGACCACATCCAAGTCAGATTCTTCTTTCTAGATATCGCCAGCGCTGTAGAGGCGTTGCTTACGGTTCTTGAAGACGCACGAGACACCAAGCACGACTACACCTTTGGGTCTATGTCCGCCAAGCAAGTCATGGCCTCAGGCCTGATGATCGTTGGGGACGCTGAAGAAGTCGCTTCGAAGGTCGAAACTATTGATGGCGCACAACGCCACAATGAGTAAAGATTTTTCGAACAAGATTTCTGGTAGACTTAGAGAAGATTTTGTGAGACCGTTAGGGAGTCCGTTGTGTCTGATGCCATGTCTGAACTAGAGTTCATCGCTCTAGCCGCTGGCCTACACGAGCGTCGAGTTCAGACGCCGGAAGGTGCCAAGTTCTACGGGCAACCCATCGGTACCATCATTACGCCAGACCTCATCAAGGCGAAGAAGCTTGAGCACGCTCTCAAGGGCATCAAGCCACCTAAGGGAGGCCTGTCTCCAAAGGTAAAGACTGGTAGCAAGAAGGGCAAGTCAGCAAACGTCCCTAACGTTCCTGACGCTTCACATTCCGGAGAGGGCAGTCTTCCGGCACACGCCGCTTCTCAAGGCAAGCTACCGGCGAAGCCTTCTACTATTTCCGGCCCCAACGCTTTCAAGGTGGGAGTGGCAGACTACTCCGCTCCTGAGGGTTCTAAGCTCATCCGTCCCAAGAACACGCCAGATATGGCGTACATTCTGACGCCAGACGGAGAGATTCACGCCTTTACCGCAGACGGTGAAGTTGACGTGCCGGATTACCTGCACGATGTTCTCAAGCAGAAGTTCTCCAACCTTCAGGCCAACGACCCTCTCTACACCGTGGAGAAGTTCGACGCTAAGAAGTCTCAGCAGTTGGCGGACCTTCCATCTGGAGCTAAGCTCACCAAGGCCGGTGAAGTAGCCTTCCAGAAGCAGGAGGATGGCTCCTGGCTCAACGAAACCCTGGGTGTCACCCTCAGCGACCAAGACCTTCAGAGTGCGTTCGACAATGGAGCATTCGAGGTTCAGTCAGCACAGGCTACTAATCACGATTTCTCGAAAATGACTGCGGAGGAAATTTCCGCCGCTCTTGACACCTACCCTGTCGGCCACGAGCTTGGCCTAGGGCCTACAGCCTCATTGAAGAAGCAGGCTGACGGCACATGGAAGTCCTCTGTCACCGGCAAGAATCTTGAGCCGGATGCTCTAGGCTCCCTAGCCAGCGGCACAAATATTCTTCATGACACTCCACCTGAGCGTCACAAGGGCGACCAGACTGAGGACCCGCTGACGAAGGCGAGCGCCGAAGCTCCTGCCACCCCTGAAATTCCCGCCGCCGAAGACCCCAAGCAAAACTTGGTAACTTCCCAGGATGTCTGGGATGCGAAGCCTGGCGATGTCCTATACCATGACCAGATGGGCGCTCTCACACAGCACGACGATGGCAAGTGGTACACCGATGGCGACAAGGCGAACTACATGGGTTCCATCGTCGCAGGTTCCGCAGACGGCGGCTACGTTTCCAAGCTTCCTTGGAACGAGGATCAGAAGAAGAAGCACGAAGATTTTGTCAACACTCCTCAGGTAACCACACCGGTAGAAAAGCCTCAGAAGGCAAAGCCTGACACTAAGCCTCTTCCCAAGGGGAGCAAGCCTGCCCCTGACCTGACTCCGGTCACCAGTCTTGACAACTTCAAGCCGGGGGATGAGGTCGTTGTCAACGACTTCTATCTTGGACAGGACCCATACACACTTGTCAAGCAAGATAACGGGGATTGGGCAGAGAAGGGCAAGGAAAACGGTCCAACCTTCTCCGACGCCGACCTTCACACGGATGTCACTGATGGTGTTGTCTTCATGCCCAAGAAGACTCCTGAGCCAGCCAAGACTCCGGATGCTCCTACCGCTCCTGACCACAACCCTAATGACTTCCAGACTGTTGACCTTGCCGATGGCGTAGACGGTCTGAACTCCGCACCCGTTGGCGCGTACATCCGTGTGGCCGACGCCAACAACGCCCACTTCATGGACTACATGAAGCAGAAGGATGGTCAGTGGCACTCCGTGGGAGCTAAGTCTGGCCACTACACAGACTTCACATTCCCGTCAGAAGAGTTCCAAGCTGAGTTCGATGACCACCAGGTGAATGTGTGGAATCTGAAGCCTAAGGCACCAGAATCCACTAAGCCTGACGTAGCCCCTGCCGCTCTTCCTACCCAGGACTTCAACGAGGTTCACGGTATGAAGAAGGGTGATGTTCAGGACGCTATCAACAGCCTTGAGGGACACTCTGGATTCCAGGTCAAGTACGGTCTGAAGACCCTTCCTGACAACCACCCGCTGAAGAACTCTGACACGCTTGCCAAGGTTCAGGCAGAGGCTTCCGACGCCTACCCAGACCTCCCACCAAAGAAGGCTCTGATTAAGCACCTGAAGGCTTCTATCGGTGCCGAGGATGGCGCTGTAGCAGAGGCTCAGAAGGCCGCTGACACGACCGGAAACAAGATTCTCATTGGTTCTTCGGAGTCCAAGCTCACCCAGACGGGTGACACGGGTGGCTCCTTCACCAAGACCGAGATTCAGGATGCCATCAATATCCTTGAAAACTTCGATGGCAAGATTTTCAAGGCTGAGTTGAACAAGAAGGGCAACCCACTGGGTAAGCTCTCGCCAAACGACATCGTTGGATTCAACAAGGACAAGACGGTAACCAAGCAGAAGTTCATCGACCTTCTGAAGCAGAAGCTTACTGACAACCCGGACAAGCCTAAGGACGCCACTCCGGATACCAACGCTCCTGAGCTTCCTATGAACGCTCACCACAACCCTGTTGACACGCCAACTCCCGGCAAGGTGGTTGCGGCTGACGAGAACATGACGGCTCTTCAGAACGCGCCTGTGGGAACGCTCATTGAGCGCCCAACTCAGTTCTCCGGTAGCGATTCTCTCATCACCTATCAGAAGGTGGCAGACAACAAGTGGGTCAAGACCCACGAGCCTAATGCACCGGGATACAAGAACGATTCGCTCATGTTCTTCAATTCGGCCATGAATGGCAAGCTCCTGTGGGCTGAAAAACCGATCCTTCCTGAATCAGGTGGCCAGTTTGATTCTGTGGAACAGTTGACCGAGACCCCGGTAGGTCACTACGTTCAATGGACTAACGGTTCAAAGACTGAGACATACAAGAAACTTGAAAACGGCAAGTTTAAGGCCCTTGGTTCCGGCACAGAGTTCGATCAACAACTTCTCGACCAGTATCTCACCACGGACTTCGGTACTAAATTCAAGATTTCGTACGTAGGCGACAGCCTGCCCGAAAGCGGACCAGCCATCCCTCCTAAGACGGACATGCCTCAGATCGGGGATAACGTCACCAGCACCGAGCACTTGAAGAAGCTTCCTAACGGGTCCGTGTTGCTTGAAACCTTCGGAGAAGGTAAGACTTATTGGACTAAGACATCTTCCGGGGAGTGGCACAACGACGCTATCTCATCCCCATGGTCCAGTGAGAAGTTTGGTAGCTATGTAACAAATTCCGACAAGTTCACACTGCACACCACCCCAACCGACATCGAGGCTCCTTCCGCCCACCTTTTCAAGGTTGGCGAAGCTGTATCCAAGCACGACATGCAGGACATGCCCAACGGCACCCAGCTTATGTGGGCTGACAACCCTTGGTACAAGGACAGCGAGGGCGACTGGTGGGGAATTTCTAGTACTGAGCCTGTTGCCAAGGAACAGCTTCCAAACGGTACTCCGTTCACCGTAGCTAAGATCGGGTCTTACAAAAACGGAGACAGCATTTACCACTGGAAGGCTTTGAACGACCTTCCAGAGGGTTCCATCGTCCAGTACTCGAAGGATGCCACGCTCTTCTACAAGAAGAATGCTGACGGTACTTGGAGCGAGGGTAATGATATCGGTTACGCGAGCGAGCAGAAGAACGTGCCGTCTGACTTCGCGAATGTCTTCGACAACGGCGGCAAGGGTTTCTACGTCAAGCAGGTTGGCAACGACCCATGGGCACCAGCCTCCGTGCCTGACAGCATTGCTGACCCAGAACTGGTCAAGACGCCTGCCCTTTACACCAAGGACATGATCGACGCTGAACCTATCGGAACAGTGTTCGGTATCGGTAGCGTAGACTTCCCCGAGTGGACTGTCACTTACGTCAAGGTAGGGACTGATAAGTTCTACGTTGAGGGCAACCATGATTTCTGGGTCGGCAAAGACCTTCCGGCTCTCAACGACCCAAGCGCGTATTCTGTGAAGAAACTGCAAGACGCCAATCCGGACTTCGGAAAAAAGGTGTCTGCCGGTATGCTCGCAGGTATGAAAGCAGGCTCCGTCGCGGAACTCAATGACAAGTTCTATACAAAGAACGAGGGTGGACAGTGGACCACTCTCCACGGAGATAAGCTTCACAGTGATGCTTTGACCGGTGCGAGCCTCATCTACGAGGTAGATGCTCCTGTACATAATCTCAAGCAAACCGACCCGCCGAAAGCTGACAGTGTGCAGGTTCAGCTTCCGCCTGTTCAAATCAAGTCTGAAGAGCATTTCGCTTCCCTTCCGGTAAACAGCTTCATCCAGAGTCCCGACTCCTGGTACCAGAAGCAAGAGAACGGTGTGTGGTTTGCGTTCAGCAAGGACGGCAACAACACATGGACCGTAAGTGGCTCCCACCTTTGGGGTGTACTCAGCACGGACCCTAACGATTCTTTCGATATTCCTGTTTTCGATAACCCATACGGCTACAAGCCGGGTAAGTACGGCAAGGTCAACGGCAAGACATGGCTGTTCATCAACGCTGACGGTACCGGTGTGTACCAGGGATTCAAGGGCGTAGTTACTCCTCTCAACGCTGAGGCCGTAAAGAAGAAGTTCGATGAGGGGTTCAACTCCTACGTCACAGACAAGGTTGACGCACCTAAGGTAGGTACAGCCGAGGCGCTGAAGACGAAGGGTGCCACAGCCAAGAAGGTTGGGGATATTTCCGACCTTCCAGACGGCAAGTACTACTTCGGCAACCCGAACTCCGCGAAGGCTCAAGTCTTCGAGGTAACCGGTGACAAGGTTCTTCACACCAAGCCACTGAGCGAGTTGGGCGACCAGAAGTTGGGCAAGGTTGTAGAGGGAGACTTCCCCGACCTGGCTCCTACTGGTACCGAGGTTGAATCCTCCTACTTCGGAAAGACTCTTGTCAAGAAGGAAGACGGTACCTGGGTAACCAAGGGTTACCCAGACGGTTCGGATCAGTCGTCCTACCTTCAAGGTTGGTACAAGTCAAAGTTCAAGGTTACAAACCTTGGGCTTGCAGAGCCGGTAGAACTCAAGAAGTCCTCCCTCAAGACCAAGTTCTTGACGGGTAAGCTTCTCGACTCCACGGGCACGTCTGTTGTGCCTAAGAACTACACCGGTAACGTTATGTGGTTCGGTGTTGAGACAAACGCTCAGACACTTCTTGCGCTCAAGAACGATCTTGAGAACAAGCAAGATATCAGCCCCGGAACTCTGATGAACAGTCACGGCCTCAAGAAGATTGATGCCGCACTGTTCAAGCAGAAGCTCACGGAGTCTCTGACGGACTACAACAACGACACCATCCGCAAGTACGCCTCTGAGCATATCGCCGCGCTTCTGGATACTGTTGACACGTCTGTACCTACGTCGGACACATCTGCGCTCTTCCAGACGGACGAGTTGGGCTACACCGTAAAGCCTGTTGATCTTGCGGCATTCTCTATTCCGGACTACTACGGTACGACCGTTGGCGAGGCTACGGCCAAGGTCAAGGAAATCGCCAACATGTTCGGTGATGGAACTGAAATCGGTCAGCTTCCAACCACCATGGACAAGTCGGACAAGATCAACTGGATGACTGCCGTTTACCAGGGCAATTTCTCCAAGGCTTACACAATCGAATTCAACGCCGCGGCAACTTCTGGAAAATCGCTTCCTGCCGGATACAAGCACCCAGGCTACCCAGACAATACGGCCACTCACCAGGTGCAGTGGGGCGCTGTCGTCAAGGGAGAAATCCCCGCAGGCTCTAAGGTCGAGGGAGATTGGTCTACCCTCTCCCCAAACGATTGGTCTATTGACGAGGTAAACAACTACCTCATCAGTGCTCAGATGCAGAACCCAACCTACCTGTCGCTCGCTGAGCGCCGTAAGTGGGTCACGTACCACAAGCACGGCTCCGAGTACAAGGATGTCGTAGACAAGCTGTCTGCCACCGCTCTGAAGCGCAAGAACGACGGTCAGCTTCCGCTCTCCGAGGAAATCTCGTGGGTAGATGACATCATTCCAGCCAAGTCGTACGACAAGCTCTTTGAGGGTACCGACTACCCTCTGACGTGGGGCGAATACGGCAATAAGACAGCCGGTCTTGACTGGTACAAGGACAATATTGATGACCCCGGCAAGGCGGAAATTCTTAAGCAGGGTATTCAGGCATGGATCGATGACAACGGATACACCGGTTACACGCCCGAAAGTCTTGATTCTCACCTTCTGAGCTATGCGGCTCCATACGCCGTCCAGAAGTACTTCGAGAAGGCAGAGTACGACTATCAGCAGGAACTCCTCAAGCCTGTCTTCACAAAGAAGAGCGGCCAGACAAAGGGTTCTCACCCAGGAGCGTTCTACACTGACCAGTTCGGCAAGAATTACTACGCCAAGTGGTGGTACGAGGAAGACCAGCTTTCCAACTACCGTCTTGAGATTGAGCACGCCGGTAACAAGATCGGTCGCGCGTTCGGCTTCAAGACCGCAGACAGCCGTCTTATCCAGCAGGACGGTCACTACACGCAGATGCAGGATGTCGTGGAAGGTGTGGGAGACCTCACCAACTTCGACTTCTCCACCATCACGCCTAAGATGATAGCTGACATCGAGGGCGAGCACATGCTCGACTGGATGCTTCAGAACGACGACACGAAGGCTGACAACGCCATTGTGACGGCTGACGGGCATGTAGTTGGTATCGACAAGGCTCGCTCCTTCAAGGATTACGGCGCTGTCTCGTGGGACCACGACGCTCCTGACGGTAACCTCTCCATCTACACGCGCCTGTACTCCGCTGTGAAGAGCGGTAAGGTCTCCAAGGAGACCATGGACGCCGCGTACGCGATGATTCGCAAGCGCTCGCTTCAGATGCAGAAGTCTGATAACAAGAAATTCTTCGACCTCATTGAAGCGGGTTCTGTCAACCGTCCCGGCTGGACTATCGGCTACAAGATTGACGGCAAGCCGGTCTCCCAGGACGTGGAAGGCCTCAAGGCCGCATTCGCGGATCAGAAGGCTAACCTTGCCGACAAGGTTGAGGCCGAGTGGACAAAGCTCTACAAGGACGCCGGTCTTGGTGACCTTCCCGAGATTGTCACGCCTAAGCTGGGCGAGGGTATCCACTCCGGACTGCACAGCCCTGACCTTCACGAGCAGGTTCACACCACCAAGTCTTCCGGTGTCAGCGCCATCGTCGGTGGTCAGCACGTCATCGGTGGAACGGTGCACATGTGGACTGAAGAAGAGAAGAGCGGCGATGTCCACGCCATGGGTGAAATGTACCTGGCTCCTAAGGCTCAGCAGTCTGCCCTTGAATTCTGGACTGAGCACGCGGGTGCTGTAAAGCACCAGCACGCTCCTGTAACAACGGACTTCGCTCCGTACGACCAGTACTGGGGACCGCTTCTCGCGGGCGCTAAGACAGTCAACCAGCACGCCGTGGACAAGCAGTACAACGCCGGTACGATCCAGAACTTGAACGATTACAAGTCCAAGCTCGAAGCTCACCTTGAGGAGTGGAGTCCCAACCTCATTTCAAACAAAAAGTCTAACGGACTTGATGTTTACGAGTTCAAGGACGGCTACAAGGTGCCGATGGAGCACCTTGCACAGTACAAGCTCGCTCTGGACTACTACCAGCCTAAGTTCCAGAAGGTAGTAGACGCGCACGCCGCAGAAGGCAAGGTTGAGCCTAATCTTGACCAGTACGAGATTATTCAGCTTCACCCTCAGAAGGAGATTCTGACCTCTCCTGACGGCTCGCAGTCCATCACTATGATGGCCAACAACAAGATTTTGTGGGCTAAGGCTTCCGGTGTTACTCACGAGTCAATGTCGGAAACCGAGATTGCTGACCTCAAGAAGAGCGGCTGGACATCCAGTCTTCAGAAGCCTGAAGATGACACCGCCCCCAAGGCTCCATCTACCCCTCTGGGTGCGGTATTCCAGCAGAACGCTTCTACGTACGAGCGTGCGGCTAACCACGACCCTAAGACGAACGTCAAGGTTCTCACGGGTAGCCCCGTGGATTCCGGTACCAATGGCTCCGAATTCCAGGCAACTCTTCCTACCGGGGAGGTTATCTACTGGCGTGACAGTGACAACACCAACACCGCCCGTGGCCAGCAGGGTAAGTTGACGTTCAAGGTCCCCAACCAGAAGGACCCAACGGAACTGGGCGCGTCCATGCAACGTATCCAGGAGTTCCTTGACGCCATGGGACTTGACACCCACGATGCTGACCACGGTGACGCCGAGTTGACGTACTGGCGTGAAATGTACGGTGTTCTTGAAAACCGTAACCATAACTCCGAAGGCGGAAAGAAGTTCGCCAACGTTGCCGCTCTCATGAACAAGAAGCGCAAGGAAATCGGCGGCAAGGACAATCAGTTCCTTGAGAACCTTTCCGAGAAGATGACGGTTCAGGAGCAGAACGAGTGGTGGCGTGAGATTTGGAGCACTGAGTTCAAGGACCAGGTTGACAAGCTGATTGCAGAAGAGGCCTACCTTCCCAAGTTCGACCACCAGAACATTCAGGACCCAACGCAGAACACCGGTAAGCCTTATTGGGAGCGCTTCGACACTACTTTCGAAGATTTGTTCGCAAAGCAGGGCTTCTTCCTCGCGCACTCTTCGGGTAACAACCCAGGAGACCTCAACGAGATTGAGAACGGTGGACTTATCTCCGGTGAGGAGCGTATTCGCCAGCTTGGAAAGATTTACACGGGTGGTGGCTACGGTTCAAGCTCGCCTCTGTCTGACCAGAACAACGGTTCTTCGCACCAGATTTACACGCGCCTGGTAGGGGACACCGACACTCAGCAGTTGCAGTATTACAACTACATCCTCAACCCACGTCTTCTCCTGCGTACGCGCACGTACGTGCTGACAGGTGACCAGTACGGAAAGCTGGACGCCCGTAAGCAAGACACACAGTCTGACCTTAGTGACCTCATCAGCAATCACATCAACGCGGGCGGCGAGACTATGACCCCCAACATGGCTTCCATCCTTGACGGTGTGGAACTCATGATCTTCGACCAGGGCGAAGAGAAGAAGCGTGAAGCTCAGATTCAGAAGCTCAAGGCTATGGGTCTCGAAGAAATCCGCGGCCTTCCGATTGAGGATCGTCTGGTAATGCGCCAGAACTTCAAGGCCGCTATCCAGAAGGTGAAGGAAGCATGGAACAAGTAGACGATAGCCAGCAAAAAGTGCTGGAACTAAAGAAGCGCCTCCGGGACTTCTTCGGAGGCGCTTTCAGAGCAGTGGGTGAGCGTAATAGTTATGACGCGCGCTCAGTGCTACGTGTCATGGGGTACGACAATGGTACCTATTTCGCCATCCTATTTCCAAATCCGGCTATGCAGTATGAACTACGCATTTCGGAAATTCAAGAAACTAGCGATGACGAATGGATTGTAACCACGAACAAGGGTCGTTGGTCTTTCCGCAAGCTATCACCTGAAGCCCTAGCGGCCTATAAGAAGCAGATGAATAGCGAGGGCTTCCATGTCTAAGTACCTAGTTCACTACCTACCTAACGGTCTCCCTGTCGGTGTCTGGAATGATGCTCATACTAACTTCTACGCCGAAGGACAGGAGAAAGCAAAGGCCTACGGTGAGAAAGTGCTGGGAAACGCGAACTTCTCCGATTTCGACAAGCTCCTAGACATCTGGGACGGGAAAACTCCCAACGGTATTGCACGTTGGGGAAGCATCGAAGACGACACAGAAAGCCTTCCTCAGGTGCTACAGCACCTAGAAGAAGACTCTGACGCCTGAGTAACCGATAGTAAATACCATGGATGACCGCGTATATGTACCGGGCGAAGACGATGGCTTCGTAGAACTTTCGCGCACTGCCACAGGGCGCAAGTTCCGCAAGCACATTCTCTCCACTGGCCCACTGTACTACCCCGGCGTCAAGGGCGGCAAGGTTGATATCGATGAGGCCTTCCTGACGAAGCTCTCTGAGAACTTCAACAAGAAGGTTTGCCCCATCGTTCAGGTGCCTGTAGTTGGAGACAACAACGAGCACACTGAAGACCCTTTCCGCAACGTTGGCGAGGTAGTCGGAGTTGAAGTTGAAAACGGCAAGGCTTATGCCGTTATTGACGCACGGGACGAAGCCGCCGCCAACAAGATTGGTAAGACTCTTCTTGGCGCTTCGGCAATGCTCTCTCTGGATTACACAGACACCAAGACCGGCCAGAAGGCAGGCCCCGCACTTCTCCACGTGGCCATCACGAATCGTCCTCATCTGACTGATTTGGAAGATTTTGAAGAAGTGTTGCTATCGCACGATAGTAGCAGTAAGGCAGTCGTACTATCTGCCGCCCCAAACACCACTAAGGAAACGAAGATGACTCTGGACGAACTAATTGCCCAGGCTCGTGACGAGCACGGCATTGACATCCCTGAGCTTCAGCGTGTGGCGGCTGATGCTGGCTCCCTCGCAAAGCTTTCTGCCGACATCAAGAGCGCCCTATCTGACGGCGGTGTTCTCAAGCTCTCCGCTGAGTCTGAGGCATCGACAGAAGACCTAGTTGTTGCTGTCACCAACATCGTTGAGACCAACGTTGCTCTTTCCGCCAAGGTTGACGCCCTGGTTGAGGAGTCTGCTAAGGCTAAGGCTGAGGCCCGCGTTGACGAGCTTGTTGCCGGTGGCTTCATCACCCCAGCCAAGCGTGACGCCAACCTGAAGCTTCTCCTATCGAACCCTGAGACCTTTGAGGAGCTTCTTCCAGAGAAGCCACTCGTAGCTCTCTCCGCTGAGAAGGGTGACGAGTTCAAGGACGAGTCCCACGACGCATCGGTTCAGAGCGAGATTGCACGCCTCACGGCTGACGCCATCGCTGAAGGCATCATCCGCGCCTAATCCCCGTCCCGACTACCAGCCTTAGGAGAACATCATGGTAGACCAAGTAGGAAATGACATTCCAGCCGCAGGCGTGTTCCGCGGCCAGTATGTAATGAACGACGAAATCCTCTACTCGACAGAGGGAGGATTCACCCAGAAGGGTGTAACCCTCGCTCCGGGTAAGGGAGTTCTCGTTGCAGGCACCGCTCTTGCACGCAACACTCAGACCAAGCTCTGGGAGAAGTGGGTTTCGGGTGGCGCAAACGGAACGGGTACCCCAGTTGGTATCCTCCGCAAGACCACGGACACTGGTACTGACCCAGCAGGTAGGACTTACCTTGCCAACGTCATCATCGCCGGTATCCTCAAGCTTTCGAAGGTCTCTTCGGCCAACGGTGGCGTCAGCAACCTAATCGCGGCCGGTGGTAACTTCGCCGGTGCCGCCGCTGACACAGTTTTCGGTTCTTTCAAGTTCTAAAGACTGGCTCGGGACGCTGAGGGTGTGGTTCAGAATTTTTGGATTCTGAACCCATCCCTGAGTAGCCCGAGTGGACGATAGTAGTCCACAGAGGTCAAAACTCAAAAATAGGTCAACCAAGTGACTTCCTACGAGAAGTGGTGCAGACCGGGCCAACAGGTCGCTGATATCCGATAAGCAAGGCATACCTTAACTTAGGAGACTCTAGTGCCTGATATTTCACTCTTCCAGCCTACGGTGCTGTTGGGTGTCGTAGAGAAGTTCACGGCACCAGAGCAACTGGTGATGCTGAACCGTATCACGAAGACTCCGCACCCATTCCCAACCGCTCAGTGGGACGTGATTCGTGGTGCTCGCGCTATTGCTCGCCCCAACGTGCCAAACTCTGAGGCTCACATCGTGCCACAGCTTGGCCGTGAGACCCTAAGCGCGGCTTACGTCTACCTCCGTGAGAAGAAGGTTTTCTCGCCAACCGCTCTGTACTGGATTCGTGAGCCAGGACAGATCGCTAAGGTAAACGCCGAGCGTCAGGTTCGTCGTGAGCTAAACGACCTCAACACCCGTTTCGACAACTTTGCCGAGTACACCATTTGGCAGATGTTCACGGGTAACCTAGACCTCGTTTACGCAGACGCGGACTCCCCAGACATCCACGTTGACTACGCGATGCCTGCCTCCCACAAGCCAAGTGCTTCGGCTTCTTGGTCTGGCGCCACGCCAAAGCAGATCATTGCTGACGTTCGCGCATGGAAGCGCCTCATCGCCCGCGATGGCCAGGTTGCCGCTCAGGAGGCTTACGCTTCCGAAATGACAATCTCGTACATCTTCGACTCGTTTGCTACGAGCGGCACATATCCTGCCTACCTTCTGTCTGACCGCATGAAGGACCAGTACTACCGTGAGGGTGTCCTTCCAGGCTTCCTCGGTCTTGACTGGAAGATTCAGGATTCCGTCTTCGACGCAACGGGCGCTTCGTACGGCCCATCGCCAACCACGCCAGGCCAGGAGCAGTTGTTCCTCGCTGACAACCGCGTGCTCATCGGTAACTTCGAGCAGGGTAACCCTTACGAAATGGTTGTCGGTCCAACCGCTGACCTTTCCGCTCCACAGGGCTTCACCGGCAAGTTTGCCAAGACCTTCACTCAGGAAGACCCATCGGGTCGTCAGTACCTCCTTGAGTGGAACTTCCTCCCAGTTCTGAACAAGCCAGAGCAGTTCGTCTACGCCAACGTAGCGTAATAGCCCCAGATAAGGCCCCCTCTTCGGAGGGGGCTTTTCTGTCGCAATTCCTAGTAAACTCGATAGTAATAGTGTCCAAAACAAAGAAGGGTTTGACCCATGGCCGCACCACGAAAGACTCCCGCACAAAAGCCCGCTACAGGCAACGTAGAGAGTCCAGCAACACTATCTGACGCAGTTCTTGACACTCCTGTAGAGGAGACTACGGAAAAGACTGAGGAAGTCCTTTCCCCAGAACTGCTAGAGCTACAGGCGCTCCGTGCCGAGCTTGCCGCTGTGAAGGCTGAGCAGGAGAAGCAGAAGACCAATCCAACGGATGCTTCTGGACGCCCGCTCCCGGAGAGTGAGCTAACTCCTGAACAGCGCGAGATTCGTATTCTTCAGGACCAGCTTGCCCGTGTGAACGGCAAGAAGGATTTCGAAGAAGAGGTTTACGAGGAGAACGTAGAGGGCGGAATTCTTGTTCACTTCCTCTCCGATGGAGTCACGTCCAACGGCAAGACGTTCTACCGCGGCCAGGAGGCCATCTTCGGTCCAGAGGCTTACGAAGAGACCAAGAACCGCGCAGGCCGCTCCTGGCTGGAAATGACTGACAGCGAGCAGTTCGCCCGTTGGGGAGAACTCAAGTTCCGCAAGGGACCATGGCCCGGTGTTCGTCAGTACGAAGAGGAAGAGGCTAAGGGCCTCTCTATTTCGACTCAGGTTCCAACAACCCGCGTCTAAGGAAACAAGAAAATGGCAACGTACCCAGACTTGTCCGTATCCGACCTAGCCGAGTTTTCCGGCAGGCCGGTAACAGAGTACACCAATCCTGGGTTCGTGCCGAACGCTCTAGCTCAGGCCGTCCTACTCTTTCAGATTGGGACGTGCTTGGGAGAGAACGACTGGCCAGATGATCCCACAAAGGCAATGCTGGCCCAAATGGCTATCCTGGCAATGGCTGATGCAATCTATCTGTCTCAGCCATTCCAGGCTACCCTAGCGAACCCATTCTCTTCTGAGACCATCGGTTCGTACTCCTACAGCAAGGTCTCTGGTGCCATTCTTTCCGGCATTCCTACAGGTGTCTCCTGGTTCGACCTTGCAACCGAAAGACTCAGTGTTTGTCACCTTACGAACGGTATCCCGGAGGGTGGCGGAATTGAGGCTTTCGAGCACGACGGCCTCTTCACAGACGGACGACTGGATGGGAACACACGTCTGCTAGGCCCTAACGACATCAACCGCTGGGACGGTCCATATGGGGGCGGGATTTTCTGACCGATAGTAAGTGGCAGAGATATTTGTGTCTCTCCATTTACTAGGAGTTCCTCATGGCAGGTTTTACCCAGGCGTATCAGCAAACAGTGCTAGATACCTCTTTCCCTACGTCAGGTGCCACCGACTACATCGCGTACTCCACAAACGGAACTACTGAGGCCGGTATTCTTGCCCGTACCTCTATTGGTGCTACCGGTTGGGCCGCGGCTACCGCCGCCACTCCATCCGTGAAGGCCAACAACGCGGCTCTGACAAGTGCCGCCGCTTCCGGTTCCGGTACGATTACGCACTTCGCCATCTTCAACGCGGCTTCCGCTGGAACGCAGAAGACGGACTGGCAGACACTCACGGCCTCTCGCGCAGTGGTCTCCGGTGACACACTTCAGTGGGCGATTGGCGCTCTAACTGTTACCCTCGACTAATTTCTAACCAGGACGGGCCGGGTGTCGCAAAACGCGGCATATTCCGGCCTATTCCTGTATTAAGGGGGTGAGCAATGGCCGTTATCTCTTATGTCGGCTCCGGTACCGGGTTCAGCAAGGCCGCTGGAACAACGGTTAGCCTCACCACAAACTACACGAACGTGGCGGGCAACTCGCTCTTTGCATTCGTTGTCACGGACAACTTGACTACTACCACTCCTACCGTTTCCTCTATCTCCAAGGACGGGACAGAGACAAACGCTTGGACAAGGATAGCTTTTCAGGACTCTGCATCCGCTACCAGCGGTGCCGCAGTCCGTATTGAAGTATGGCGTCTGATTACGACGGTTGCGGCTAACAACTCGTACATTGTCACGCTTTCCGGCTCCATCACGGCCAAAGCCATGGCTATTCTTGAGTACAGCGGAGTTGGTAACGCTAACTCAGTCTCTTTTAAGCAGACCACGACCGGAACGAATACCTTCACGCCTACCAGCGGAAGCCTATATCTTGTTTTCGGTGGCCAGGGTAACGCCACCGTTCCAACGCTGTCCTACAGCGGAACGAACACCGCCGCACCAGCCGCTATATCCTCAGGATTCGGAACTACCGGTAGCAGTGCGGCAACTAACGTCACCGCCGCTGTCGCAGGATTCCTGGCTACCGCATCTTCCAGTGTGACGGCAGGCGCAACACTGAGTAGCGGTGTAGGTGCTCAGATTGTTCTCGGTTTCGACCCGATAGTTCCTCAGAACTACTCTGTTTCTGGAACTTCGGCAGTTGTTTCGGTTACAAAGCTTCGTGCGCCAGACCCATATGCTCTGAGCATCTATCCGAGCAACAGTCTAAATACGAATAGCTCCACTTCCTGGACGCAATTCTGCGATACTAATGAATCGGCTATTGTCTTTCTAGCGCGCTACGCCGCATCAACAGCGCTGAATAGTAATCCCTCTGTCTCCGTAAATGGAGTGTCTTACAACCCCATCGCTACGGTCAATCTCGCACTGACCGGTCCAGCCACAGGAAGAATTGATGCCTTCCTTATAACCCCCGGTCCCGGATACAACACAGCTTCCTTGACCGTTCCTGACAGCCCCTCGTTCTACGACTGGACAGTTTGGAATATTGTTTCACCTACGGGCATCCCTCCCGTAGTGTACGACTCTAACGGTGCGGGACTTCGCAGTAGCAGTGGAGTTTCATCCACGGTTAAGACCGCGGACAGTGGCGCAGTAGTACAGTTCTCTCTTCTTGACGCTGTGGGAACCACCACTTCTATAACCAACGTAGGTACGGACCAAGACTTCACTCCTGCGGGTACTGGCGGTACGCAAGCCGTGGGTGGTGGTTCCATTGAAATCCTAGATGGTGCACCCTCGCAAACATTTGGAATGACATGGAGTTCTGGCCTACTGGACCGTGGCTGGACTCTGGCGGTTAGCCTGGCAAAGCCAGTAACCGGAAACGCTACCGCAGTATCGGCAACATCTGGAAGTGTTACAAACCAGGGACTCGCTGTTCCTTACTTCGAGGCACCCGCCTGGGACACAATCGGTACTGTCACAGGTATCAGCGCATATAAGGATGTCACTGTTACCGGCGCGCAGGTGGGAGACCTCCTGGTTGCGTACGGTTTTGCCGAAAACTCATCTGGCACCGGAGGTACTGTAGCTACCCAGTCAGGCTCCACCGGTGCTTGGACCATATCAACCCCAACTACGGTAAGCAATGCGGATGTTGCGGCTGTTGCTGGGTACGCAACTGTTAGCACCGCTGGGTCTCTTACGGTACGAGTAACCGCAAAAGTCTTCGATACCTCGCTGAACAGGATGGGTGCCGCGGTACTACTGGTGCCCGCGGCTCTAGTAGGGTCGTCTATCGCATGGACGACAATCAGTAATGACGCAGACGGTCAGGGTAGTGTCACACTTACTAATCCAGCCACGGTCATCTACGGTGCGGCTGACTGGACAGCCACCGACATCAGAACCAATGACGGAACTCCGACAGGCGCTACGTGGGACAAGCGTGTATTCGTTTCCGGACAGTATTCGGCATATATTGCCCACTGGCCAAATCAGACTGCGGGCACGAGAAGCTACGGTCCTGCGGGGCTGACAGGTAAAGACTTCTCCGGGTCCATTCTCCGAATCGATGCGCCAACCGGTGGTGGCGGAACTACATACCAGGCCGCTGGAACCTCTGCCGCAGTAAGTGCTACCTCCGGAGACTCGCCTAAGCTTACTCAGGTATCTGGGGCTAGTGCGGCGATATCCGCTACAACAGGCGTTGCTTCACAACAAGAAGTTACGTCGGGTGCGGTAGTAGCTGTCAGCACTTCTACCGGTACAGTTTTCAAGACCTATCAGGCTTCCGGAACGTCTGCCGCAGTCAGCGCAGTGGTTGGTGATGCACCAAAGACCACAGCAGTTTCCGGAGTAGCCGTTGCTGTCGTGTCGGCAACTTCGGGTGTAGCAAGCCAGGTAGAAGTATCCTCGGGCGCATCTGCGGCTGTCAGTGCCGTAGCCGGAAACCCAACCAAGCTTACTTCGGCTTCCGGCACGGTCCAGTCCAACTCCGCGAATTCTGGTACTACACTCGCCAACTTCGTGACATCTGGAATATCTACAGTAGTTGCCGCGCAGAGCGGGACTGTCACAAGTCTTCTGCCTTCCACCGGCTCGTCCACGGCGGTATCTACTTCTGCCGGAAGCGCTACTAACGGTCAGTCCTCTGGAACAGTGGTAGCAGTCTCCGGAACTTCCGGAAACGCAACCCCAGCCGGTGGTCAAACCGGAACAGTGGTGGCCGTTTCTACTTCTTCCGGCACGGTGCTGAAGCAGTCCGCACTTTCAGAGTCGGTTGCTGTAGTTTCTGCTTCCTCCGGAAACCCCACAAAGCTTACTTCTGTTGCAGGCTCTATCCCTATAGTCTCTGTTGTTGCAAGCCAAGAGACTGCACGAGAGGTAGTGTCTGGCACAGTGACCTTGGTCTCCGCTGAGACCGGCACCGTGACAGAAAATCTTGTTGTCAGCGGAACCAATGTCGCAGTTGCTTCAGGGTCGGGAAACCCCACGAAGTTGACTCAGGTATCGGGCACAGACGTAGCAGTTTCGGCCACAACCGGGGACGCTCCAAAGACCACAGCAGTTTCCGGTTCCGTTACTGCCGTCAGCGCAACATCTGGGAACACTCTCTCTGCCGGGTCTATTGGCGGATCGGTAGTTGCGGTGTCGGCAGTTCAAGGTGCCGTCACGGAGTCTCTTGTAGTCAGCGGTTCCTCCACGGCTCTCTCTGTGGTATCCGGCACTGTTACAGAATTCCTTGCTGTATCCGGAACAATCCCATTGGTTTCTGCCGTTTCGAGTTCTGAAACCTTGAAGGCTGTAGTATCCGGGACAACTTCTAGCCAGGCCGCTCAGACAGGCTCGTTGACGGTAAATTCTGCCGTTTCCGGTTCGGTAGTCTCTGTCTCTACTGACACAGGGGCCGCAGGACGCACGACGTTCCCCACAGGAGCGATTTCCGCTGTATCTGGTACTTCCGGTGATGCCCCGAAGAATACAGCCGTATCCGGCGCTGTAGCGGCTGTCAGCACTACATCCGGTGCGGCTCTCCCTCCCGGTACTACATCCGGCGCGGTAACCGTAGTTTCCACAACATCCGGTGCTTCGGTCAAGGCCACGAGTGCTTCCGGATCAGTTGGCGCAGTCTCCACAACATCTAGTGCTGAGAAGGCAATTCTTGTTTCCACGGGGACACAAGCTGTGTCCTCTACGGTATCCGGAACAGTTTCCAGCGTCCTACCCTCTTCTGGAACAGTCACCGCGGTATCCAACGTTCCACCCGCATCATCTGGCGGTAACGGCTCGGTATCCGGCAATGTGTCAGCAGTTTCTACAACTTTCGGCGGTCTGACAAAGCAGGGTCACCCAGCAGGAAACGTAGATGTCTTCACAAGCTCCGCAGGGCAGGTTACCGAAAGCCTTGCAGTTTCCGGCAACATATCCTCGTCCGCAACACAGTCTGGAACGACTTCTGCGGCCCTAGTGGTCTCTGGAACGTCCTCTATCCAGAGCACCATTGCAGGAACAGTAACTCTACGTCAGGACACAGCAGGCTCTACAGACGTAGTTTCTGATTCTCAAGCTTCAGAGAACGCTTCCTACTTCGTAGACGGAACCGTTACCGCCTACGTCACAACCCGCCTAGATTCTTCAGGCATTCCACTTCCTGAGATTCCTCGTATTCGCTACCTCAGGCTTGAGAGTGCGGCTCCTGTAGAAGGTCACATTCCTACGCTTGGATCGAGCACGGGAGTCTACACTTTGGGTATCATGGGAGTAGAGACTTCTCTTGCTGTCCAGGGCCTAGATACGAGCCTGAAGATGACCGCTCCGAATAACACCTTGGATGGTAACTGATGCTTACAGTAAAGCGTGGGGATACGTACCCCATCACATTTACGGCCAACATGGACCTAACCGGCGCAAGTGTGCGCCTATTGGCCAAGCCTACAAAGGGTGCCGTTATTCAGCTTCCGGCTGATGTGCAGGACCCTGCCAGTGGCATTGTTGTGCACAATCTAACGGGAACCCTACCTGTAGACACATATCGCGTTGAACTAGAAGTGACAATTTCGGGAACAGTAATCACCTTCCCGTCCAACTCCTTCGAAGAACTCAGCGTCATCCCAGACCTAGGCTAACGCCTCAGTCGTCCTCAAAAGAGGGCTATCTATGAAGCCCTGAGCTTTTTGCACCCAAAAACAAGAAATCAAGGAGAAGACATATGTCTTATACCCCCGCCGCTGACGTTCTAACTATCTTCTCCCAGCCAGGGTGTGTGCAATGTACAGCCGCCGAAAGGCACGCAAAGAACAAGAACATTCCTTACGAGAAGATTGACGTTACGGAAACTCCGGAAGCCTACACACTTGTGTCCGAATGGGGATACAAGAGGGTTCCAGTTCTCTTCTGGGAAGGCGAGCACGTTGGCGGTTTCGACCCCAACTTCCTAGAAGCAGTTCACAAGTCACTCACGCCAGTAGCCGCATAAGGCGATAGTAATAGAGCGGAGGAAATCATGCAACACCTATTCTCAAGTATCGCCAAGGTCCAGCGCCTTCAAAAGACGCGCGGTGCCGATGGCGTGCCTGAGACCACTTGGGTGGATCAAGGTTCTCCGCTGAATGGCTTCAGATGCAGACTTGACCTGAACTTCCTACGTCCTGGCAAGGATGCTCCACCAGCCTACGAAGCGGGTGTCGCTCCTGACCGTGTTGGGGTCATGTTCTGTAGTGCCACACTTCCTCTCAGGGCCGGGGACCGCATTGTGACGGTCTCTGGCCCTGTGCAAGGAGTTTTCGACATTCGCTCCATGCCTGACATTGCAGTTGGCTTCTCCGCTGGACATCACATTGAAGTTCAGATTGTGGAGACTGTGCAGAACCTCCAAGGGAAGTGGCCCAAGTGAGCGTGCACACCTTTATCAAGAGCAATTGGCGTGAAGTAGAAAAAGAGCTTGATCGTCTGGACAACGTTCCGGATAAGGCTAAGGCCGCGCTAGACATTGTTCTTCAGACACAATTCAAGGCTACACAAGCCGCAGTTCACGTTATCACCGGCTCCCTCAAGTCCTCGGGTAAGGCCACATCGGAAACATCTGATGGCCAGTGGAGCGGCACTATTGAATACGGTGGTGCATCGCTCGGAGTCAACAATCCTGTGACTTACGCCATTTACGAGCAAAGGCGCGGAACGCACTGGGCTGGACCATCCAGTGTAAAGGGAGACCACGACTTTTTGGCACCCGCAAAGGCGCTAGAATCATTGTATGTAAAGGCTCTACTTAAGGCCCTATCGAAATGACACTACTCGCCTACGCCGCACGCAAATTCCTCGCACAGCAGTCTGATGTGACGAGCCTACTTGGCGTGGACGAATTGGGTGACCCAATGATTTACGTTAATCATCCTGGGGCAACAATCGAGAACACCCAAAACTCTATGATTGTGCTTACCGTCTTCGACGGCTGGGGAGCTAACAATCACAATGATGCAAGGTTCCCGGTTCTCACCGTAGACATCTGGTCTGACCCAACTCGCAATTCTGACGGTTCGGTACGACGCAAGGACGCCGACCTGAAGATTGAGGCTGTGTACAAAGCAGTTGACAGACATCTTCACCAGGTCAGCAACAGCTTGCCAAATGGTGACTATATCTTCTGGGACGACGAACGAATCATTAGTTCGTCCCGACAGAATGAGCCATCCCTAAGACCCGCTTTCGATGATGAGGGCGCGATGATGGGCACGATTAACTACAACGTGACCATCTAAACAAGAAAATGAGAAGCCCCGGAGGCTCATATGAAGGTTCTACTAGAGATTCCGCTCTCCACGTTCAGCGGATACGGCAATGACGGTATCGGTCTAGCTCGCGCCCTGATTAGATGGGGCGCAGACGTGTACCTAGCGCCGTCCGCAGTGCAGGCTCCTCTTCCCGAAGATGTGGCCATGCTCCTCACGAAGCAGTTGAATGGCCCCTTTGACCTGATTATCAATCACCACGACCCAGCGGCTCTTGTCTCCACTGAGGAGAAGAAGCGAGCCGCAGATGTATACGTGGCTTGGACAATGTGGGAGTACTCCAACTTCGGCAACCTTCCCGGTCGCACGAAGCTCAAGAAGAATTTGAAGCACTTCGACGCCGTGATTGGCTATGACCCGGTTTCCAGTCAGTGTCTTCAGGATTACGCCTACAAGGGCCAATCTGTTCTCACCATCCAAGGGGGCTTCGAGCCAGAGCAGTGGCCGTTTGCAGAGGGACGCCGTTGGGACGAGGGACGCTTCGGCTTCTGCATGGTGGGTCAGCTTCACATGCGTAAGGACCCGTTCGTAGCCATTGAGGCGTTCAACGAACTCAAGCAAGACCCAAACATCGAATTTGATGAGGCTGAGCTTCACCTAAAGACAACGGTTCCCGGTCTCCACAGTGCCATGGAGCAAGTCATTCCGAAGCTCCGCATCCACTATGATGTCTGGCCCAACAACATTCTATACAAGTTCTACGAAGCTCAGCATGTTCTCCTCGCACCATCCCGTGGAGAGGGAAAGAACATGCCAGCCCTAGAAATGCAGTCTACTGGTGGAGCAGTCATCGCTACCAACTGGGGTGGACATCAGCAATGGCTTCACAAGGACTACGCCTACCCGCTGGATTACTCCTTGCACCCTGTGGACGGTAACAGCCCGAACACATTCAACGCCCGCGCCAGCGTGGAGAACATGAAGGAACTCATGCTCCATGCCTACAACAACCGCGAAGAGGTTCGCCGCAAGGGCGAGCTTGCATCCCAAATCATCCCACAGATGTGCTCCTGGGACTCCGTAGTTGAGCGGCTTTTCCTACAGTTGGCCGACTCTACCCCGAACGGGCAGAAGTTGTGGGCGGCGGCTCAGAGTTGCAGAAGGATTCCTAATGACCACTAGAAGCATAGAGATTCGTTGCCCCAACGGTCCTCAACGTCTTTTCATGAAATTGAAGCTAGAGGGCGAATCTCCAAAAGTCACACCGGACAATCGTCTGGAATTCGCTTGCTCCGATTGCAAGAGAACGCTAAGGCGAGAGGGATGGGAAGTAGACAGGGTTCTCCATCAGTACGACTTCCTTGGACAGTTCGTAGAAACGTTCATTGAGTACTGACCGATAGTAGTAGTCAGTAGCAACCCTGCTACAGTCACGACTTCCCAAGGAGTACCTATGGCTACCCCAATTGTCTCGGGATTCAGTCTAACCCACTGTGCAATCCTAGACGGCACCACAGGTGCAGACGCAGTTGATGGTGACATTTATGGTGTCCGTTCAGCCTCTATTGAACTGGACTCTGATTCTTACGACAACACTGGTGACGACGCCGTTCTTGAGACTTGGTACTGGTTCAACAAGGCCACGCTAACCGTTCAGTCCGGTTACGTTCCATTCAAGACCATTGCCCTCATCACCGGCTCGAAGATGACTTCTTCGGGTACTGCCCCCAACGACCTTTACTCCCTACCTCTTTGGGAAGACCGTCAGCAGAACACCACTCCACGTCCGGTTCTTATCCGTGTTCCTTCTAGGGACCTCAACGGTGTAATCCGTACGCTGGACTTCGTTCTGTACAAGGTGCAGTTCCAGCCAATCTCGTTCGACGGTCCTACCTACAAGGACGGTCTGCTTCTCAACTACACCGGTACCGCGCTTCTTTCCAGCACGGACGAGAAGGGTCAGCCCGTTCTTGACTCGGTTACGGGACTGCCAGCCCGCGCAATCGGACGCCTGATTAACCACGCATAAGTTGAGCAAATAGCTCGATAACCAAATAACAAGGAGAAGAGTCGCATGACGACCAAGAAAGCATCCGTTGACGTACCCCAGGATGTTGAAGCTCTATCGCCAGAGCCAGACCAACTAACCCTTGAGTCTGGCTTTGTCGTGCGCGTAGAGCCTCTGAAGACTCGTGGAATGTTCAAGCTTCTGAAGATTATCACCCGCGGTGCGGGTCCGATCCTCATGCAGATGCCACTTGACTTCAACGACACAGAGGCATTCGTACAGCAATTGCTAGCTGTCACCCTCATGGCTGTGCCAGAGGCCGAAGACGAAGCAATCCAGTTCCTTCAGGCCATGGTTCAGCCTGCGGAGTATAACCCGGACGCAAAGTCCAAGGCCGACCAGCAGAAGAACAAGGAACTATTTGAGCGCCTTGTCGAAGAGTTGGATGACCCAAACCCTCTGGACACGCTGAACATCATCACAACCATTGTGACGAACGAGGCTGAGAATATCGGAGCACTGGGAAAACAACTAGCGGCGGCTCTGAAGACCCTGGTCCCCTCACTCGCAGTCAAGAACTAATTCTTGGGGAGGTCCGAACTCTGGACCCCGACCACCTACTGGGTGGGTACAGCATTGCGTTTGACCTCGTGGCTAATGCGTATGGCTGGACCGATGACCAGATAATGGACCTCCCACTACTGCGCTTCAGACAAATTATCGCCGCCATACGCCGTCGCCAGATGATGGAACGCCGTCAGGCAATTGCACTTGCATCCTGGCAAACTCGGCAAATCACCACATTTACGGCCGCTGGCTTCATGGTGGAAAAAGACAAGCCCAATGAGGCATTGGAGATTGCCCAAATGCTCGCATTCGATGAAATTGAAAAAGCACAGCTAGAAGAATCACGAGTCGAACACATGGCAGACAATGTGGCCGAGGTAGTGAATGGCATCGCTTTCGATGCCGAGGGAAACATCGTCCCAGAGATTCCGATGAACCTCCCAAGCGCCATGGATGTGGGAAGTGTATTCGGAGACCCGTCCCATTGGGAGAGGCGATAAGCGCGATAGTAAGACATGAGGTAGCCTAAGGAGGCGAGATGTCGGACAATGAAACGAGAGTCTTTTATAAGACCATTGCCGACTTCAACAACCTCCGTAGGGAACTTCGTCAGCTTCGCACTGACCTAGCCAAGACTAAGGCCGCTGAATCGGCGTATAACGCCGCATCAGTCAAGGAGCGCGCCGCCGCCACTAAGGCCGCTACGGCGCGCTCCAAGGCCATGTCTGAGGAGACCAAGAGTCTCAAGGCCAATAATCTTCTTGCGGCTACATACGCTAAGCGCCAAGCCGCTATCACCGCGGCTGTCAAGGCCGCAAATGTGGTTATCAACGCACAGAACCGTGCGCTGAAGTCCAACTCTCTAAATCTTGCCGCCGCCGCGGCAAATGCTCGTGAGTACGCCAGTGCTCAGAGGCAGATCAACAAGTCCACGGGTGTGTCCTCTGACGCCATTCGTGTTCAGCGTGACCTCAACAAGCTTCAGAAGGAAGCTACAAATTCTTCTCGCAACCGTGTAGAAGCCCTCAAGGAAGAGGCGAACGCTACACAGACAGCCAAGAAGGCAAACGTTCAGTTCGTAGATAGCGTCGGCAAGGTCAACATGGCCACCGGCGAGGTTATCGACGCTGAGAAGAAGCATGTTGACGAAGCTGAGGCCAATACCTCGAAGCTTACTCGCGCTCGCCAGCGTGAGCTTGACGCCCTAGGTGCAGTTCGTGTTGCCGAAATGTCTCTGGCAGAAATGCGCAAGAAGTACAGTTCGGACTCCATTCAGGTAGTACGTGCTGAAGAGCGTCATGCCGCTTCCCTCCGCAGGCTAGAACTTGCACAGCGCGCCGCTCGTGATGAGGCCAACCGCCTAGCGCATGACGGAAGCAAGCTTCCTCCTATTTTCGACAAAATGGGTGCAAGCGGTGACAAGATGTACCGCGCTTTCAGGAAGCTTGGGCAGATCAACATGCCGTTCCTTCCCGGAAGCCTCCTCCTCTGGCTCCCAGCCATCGCCGCCGTAATTTCGGCCCTTAACCCTCTGGTAGCTCTACTTGGTGCTGTTGGTGGGGCCGCTATAGGCCTCATCGGTAACATCGGATCGCTTTCCGGTGCCTTCCTAGCCCTTCCCGGCATCCTCTCCGCAGTCGTAGCCGGTATCGGTGGCGTTATCGCCTCTATGGGTGGAGTGGGCCAGGTCTTCAAGGCGTACGCCGCAATGAAGAAGGCCACCGGAGACACACAGGGCAGTGGTGGTCAGACACAGGCTGAGCGCGCACAAGCTCTTGCAGACGCAGAAGACAATCTAGCCAAAGCACAGTACAACGTCAAGAAGGCTCAGGAGAACCTAAACAAGGCCCGTGAGAAGGCCCTACAAGATTTGCAGAACCTCCGCAAGGAGGTTAGCCGTGCAACCATAACTGAGGACCGTGCTCTTGCGGACCTTCAGCTTGCCGTAGAGAACTACCGCAACGTTCTTGCCGAGCCAGCCTCCACCGCTGGCGACAAGATGGATGCCGCTACGCGCGTCAAGGAAGCCGAAGCTGAGCTTGCGGACGTTCGTCAGCAGAACATCCAGAACCAGAAAGACCTTGCTGAGGCAGAAAAGAAGGGTGTTGAGGGTTCTGACCAGGTTGTAGAAGCCAAGCAGAACATCACTGACGCTCTCAAGGCTCAGCGTGACGCCGTTGCGGCTCTGAAGAAGGAACAGCAGGGCGGTCAGGGAGCACAGGCCGCGGCACAGGCTACCAACGAGTTCAACCAGGCTCTCGCTCAGCTATCTCCTTCCGCACAGAAGGTGGTTCTGGCGCTCATCGCCATGCAGGATCAGTGGAAGGCATTCCGTCGTACCCTGCAAGAAGATTTCTTCTCCCGTATCGTAGGCGACCTCGACCGTTTGCCACAGGTTCTCAAGAACCTTGAAAACTTCCTGCGTCCCGCAGTGAAGTCCATGGGCAACCTCGCTGATGCCTTCCTACGTCTGTTCACATCCCCTTCGTGGAACCGTGACATCCGCACCATCGGTGAGCAGAATGGTCGCATCCTTGAAAGCATGAGCAAGGGTGCTCTCGCACTCTCGCAGGCCATCATCGACCTCACTGTAGCCGCTGGACCATTCACGCAGTGGATGGTTGACTCTCTTGCTAAGGGTGCCGAAAACTTCTCCAAGCTTGTCGCCAACGGACGTGAGACCGGTCAGCTAGCAGGCTGGCTAAATCTTGTTCGCGCACGCCTTGAGAAGTGGTGGGCCATCGTCAAGAACGTTGGCGCTACTCTCTTCAACTACGGTGTAGCCGCTTCGGGCTTCGGTGACTGGCTATCTGACGGTATGCTCCGCATGACGGAGAACTGGAAGAAGTCTTCGGAGAACGCCAAGAAGCCAACTTCCGCGTTCAAGACCTGGCTAGAGGATATCAAGCCGCTACTTGGCGAGGTAAACGGACTACTCGGTGACTTCTTCGGATGGTTCCGCGAAGAGTCCATGAAGCCTGAAAACATCAAGGACGCCCAAGACCTAGTTAAGACTATCCGCGACGACCTGGGACCGGCTCTAAAGCGCTTCTTCGATGTGCTTCAGAAGGCCCACATCGACCAGAAGTTGATTCAGGGTATTTCTCAGCTTGTAGACGCCTTCACGTCCATCATGGATATTGGTGGAAACTCGGTTATTGAGGCATTCTTCGGCGTGCTTACAGGCATTCTCGGGGCTATCGCAGACTTCCTACATGCACTACCCCCTGGTAGTGCTGACCTTCTTCTTCAGATTTTCGCAGGCATCGCCGCACTGTCGTTCCTATCTAAGTTCCCAGGAGTATCCCTACTCTTCAAGGGACTGTCTGCTCTGCTTACCGCAAAGACTCTCGGAGAACTTGGTGGAGTCTTCACCAACATCAAGGGTCTAGAGGGTCTGAAGTTTGCTGGCCTCCTTGGTGTCATCGGTGGTCTCCTTGCTGTAGCC